CTTCAAAAATTCCCCGGCGGTGATATTTTGAGAGCTTTTTAGCCAGCTTAGAGTATCCGACAGCGTCCCCCTTTACTGTTGTGTTCAAAAGTCTCACCTCCTTTTGAGAAGTTTGCGTACCATTCGCCTCTAAACTGGCCAAAAAGCTCTCAAAAGCCATACATAAGGAGTGATATTTATGGCAACAAAGAGAATAACTGATGCTGAAGTAATACGAAATGTACGAAAAGCCTCCACCCCTTCTGCCAGAGAGAACCAAATCATAGCCGCAGCGTACGATTTGGCCGAGCAGAGGATACTAGACGGGTCTGCATCAGACACATTACTTCGAGAATTCGTAAAACTGGGCTCTCCAAAAGAGCAAATAGAGCGCGATATTCTCGAAAGACAGCGCGACCTTATTACCGCAAAGACCGAAGCCCTTCAGGCTCAGAAGTCAGTTGACGAATTGTATAAGGAAGCACTGTCTGCGTTTAAATCCTATCACGGTGAGAACGATGATATATGAGAAGACCTATTCAGAACTCATATCCATCACCGATTACTATGAACGTTATGAGTATCTTAAGCTAAATTCAAGAGTAGGTGCTTTAACGTTCGGATTTGAACGATATTTGAATCAAGCGTTGTACAACTCCACCTCATGGAAGACACTTCGCACGCAGATCATAGTTCGCGATAACGCAAATGACATGGCGTGCGAAGGATATTCCATTGATGGTCGAGTGATAGTACACCATATAAACCCTATAACTATAGAGATGATCGAGAATGGCGATCCAGCCGTCTTTGATCCAGAGAATCTCATATGTGTGTCTCATGACACTCATGAAGCAATCCATTACGGAGACCAACGATTGCTAATACAGCCCTTAGTAGAGCGAAAGAGAGGAGACACGAAGTTATGGTAAAAAGAAACAAAAAGTCAAAACCAAACACGCTTACCGTGAAGTATAAAAAACTCGCTCTATGGGGCGATTTATGCGAAACGGTAACAACCAGATACATGGACGAGGGCGATACAGTGACGCTCCTCGAACCAAAATTCTATTATAGAGGGACCATGGCAGATAAACCGTACTATCACGTAAACCATCATATTTACGGAGATGGTTATTGTCTGGCCGAGGCGTTCTGAGGAGGCATGACATACGGGATGGCTAAAAAAAAAAGAGCGCCTGTTTTAGGTGCTCTCTTCGTTCATTCCGATCTTATCGATTTCAGGCACAAGATTTGCGTAAGAACGCGTTAGTCTTAGCATGTCATTTAAGAAATAAAAATCGTCATCGCTAACACCGTCTTTATTACATTCTACCAACTTTGTTATCAAACGATCTTCCATTTCATTTAACATAGCAACCATTGTCGCGTTCAATTGCGCATTATCCATGTCCTTAATTTTCATAATAATCACCTCCATTATACAACCCGTTTAAATTGCGAAAAAATAAGGGCCCTTGTTTTATCAGAGCCCTCTGATGTGTTATTTATCACTTTGCAATATAGTTTAGATGGTATCCGACTATGTTTTTAGAAATATTAAGCATTGACGATATTTCATCCGGCTTCCATCCGGTTTCATATAGTCTGCGAATTCTTTTTCTAAGTAACATTTGCCAGTTACATCCCTTTATATATATTCTAGCATTCATTATAAATAACCTCCTTTCATAATAGGGACTGTTTTATTTGCGTTTAGACAAAATAAAGAGCCAGCGCTTACTCTGTGCTCTTTATCTTTTCTAAAGGTTTAATAAATCTTCTAAACTACTAGCACTCATTGTTACGTTACAGTTTTTAATACTCAACGATAGTTCACCGTCGGAATATTCGGCATCAATGTCGCCAATATATACGTCGACATCTTTTCCAAATTTGTCCTTAATGATTTTACCTATCATTTTCGATAATATTTTCTTTCCAAAACCTGTTCTTAACAATATTTTATCAGTTAGTTTTTCCATTATTTTCACCTCCTTCATTATAAGGGGTGTTTAATCCGCGAAAAATAGACAAAAGGAGACTTCCAAAATGCATGATAGTATCTTAAATTCCATCAAGAAGCTTCTTGGGCCGTCGGCGATCTACGACGCTTTTGAGGACGACATAATTATGCACATAAATTCTGTTTTTAGAATATTGAATCAGCTTGGCGTAGGCGAAAGAGGATTCTCCATCACCGGACCGAATGAAACCTGGGATCAGTTTATACCAGAGGATTACGAAGATTTCAGTGACGTGATAACATACACCTATCAGAAAGTTCGTTTAATGTTCGATCCTCCTCAGAATTCGTTCTTAGTAACCAACATCGAAAAACTCTGCTCTGAATTGGAGTGGAGGCTCAACGTACAAGCAGATCCGGGAGATATGCCCTAATGTTCGTCTATTACCACGCGAATCCTAGCGGTAAAACCACTGGTGATTGCGTTATAAGAGCTATAAGTTTGCTCGAGAACATTTCATGGCGTCAAGCCCTCCTCGAATTAACCGCATACTCTTATTTTTTATACGAAATAGTGGACGATAATGATGTATGGTCTGAATATTTGATAGATAGAGGCTACACATTCCAAACGCTATCAAATACGTGTCCGCTGTGTTACACATTACGTCGCTTTTGTTACGAGCATCCATATGGTGAGTACATGGTATGCACTGGGTCTCATGTTATAGCCGTTATTAATGGAAATTATTACGATACGTGGGATTCTGGAGACGAAGTAGTGACGTACTATTTTAGAAAGGGGAACTAAATATGGCTAACATGCAGCCAACGCCAGGATACAATTCCACTTGGACTGGCGCATTAACAAACAATCAACCAGTTCAAACTCAACCTCAGCAGAATGCAATGCCGGCGCCAAACCCACAGCCTCAGAATTGGGCTCCAACTGCGCCTTGGCCAATTCCATCTCCATCCCCTCAGATAGTTATGGTAATAGTTCAGGGTAAAGCAGCTGTTGACAATTACCCTGTGGCTCCAAATACCACGGCAGTCCTAATGGACTACGATAATCGTGTATTCTGGACTAAACGCCAGACAGCTGATGGACTCGGTTACGAGACAGTAGAACACCCATTCTTCACAAGAGCCGAATTCGATTCAATGATGCAGCGAACAACCGAAACTGCTCCACAAAATCAAAATGGAGAAGTTAAGGTTATAGCTAGTGAAGTCGACAAGCTCCGCGAGGATCTTTTGAAACTGAGACACGAGTTTGATGACTTCATTAAGTAAAGGTGGTATATGATATGAACGCTATTTATCCGCAGCCAAATCAAATACCAGTTCCGAATACACAATCACAAAATCCGTTCGGAACTATAAACCAGAATAATCCGGTATTTAATAACTTCGGTGGTTATCAAAATTTCATGAACGGCCTTAACTCATTTGCTCAGCAGATGCGTCAGGACCCTAGACAGCAGGCTCAGCAGATGCTTAACAGCGGTCAGATGAGTCAGCAGCAGTTCGAATGGTGTAGACAGATGGCGAATTCCATACTTGGAATGAACTATTAAATAGATACTAAGTTCTAAAGGCGCGCTAGAACAAGTATAAATCCAAATAAGAAAGGAAACAAAAAGTATGTTCACAAACGAAAGTAATGGCACTGGCATGTATATGCCTGTAGCTCCCATGGGCAACTATTACGGAAACAACGGCGGAAGCTTTGGCGGTTTCGGCGACAATGGAGCTTGGTGGCTCCTGGTTCTGTTCCTGTTTGCTGCTAATAATGGCGGATACGGTTTCGGTAATGGTTATGGCGGAGGAGCAATGCCCTACATCATGAACAACACAACCAACAATGACGTACAGAGAGGCTTCGATCAGCAGGCAGTTATGAACGGCGTAAACAACATATCCACAAGTCTGTGTAACGGTTTTGCTGGAGTTAACCAGAATCTCTGCAGCGGCTTTGCCGGTGTAAATCAGGCAGTTTCTAACGGCTTCGCTAACGCTGAAATAGCCAATAATGCAAGACAGATCGCTGATATGCAGCAGGCGTTCGCTTCTCAGACTGCAATAACTGGCGGCATGAATGGGCTTCAGTCTCAGCTGGCACAGTGTTGCTGCGATAATAGACTGGCTACAGCTAATCTCAACGCAACCATTCTCGCCGAGAACTGCGCTGATAGAGCAGCTCTGTCAGATGGCATTAGGGATCTGCTGGTGAACCAGACCGCTAACACACAGAGGCTTGTAGATACCACAAACCAGGCTGTACAGGGTGTTTACGATAAGATCTGTCAGCTCGAGCTCAATGCTAAGAACGATAGAATCGCCGAACTCCAGGCTGAGCTCGCTAGAGCAAGAAGCGATGCTTCCCAGAATGCTCAGACTCAGGCTCTGATGGCAGATAATCTTAGACAGACTCAGGCTCTTGAGCAGTATCTGAATCCTGCGCCTATCCCTGCATATGTTGTTCAGAACCCTAACTGTTGTGCCAATGTTGGCTACAATAACTGCGGCTGCGGTGTAGCTTAACGAAGGAGGTGCTGTCAAAATGGCAGAATTTGCTGACAACACGATCCAGACAGTTAACCCTGGCGAACTCGTTATATTTTCTCTGAACCCTGTTCCTTGTGATAGAGGTTTTGTGAGATGGCGTCAGGGAACCGGAGCATTCAACCTTAGTGGTTGGGTTCCGAACAGAAATACTTGCTGCTGTAAGAGAGCTAAGAGTGCATTATATCTTGTAAATTTCGGAGCAAACATTGCGGTTCCGACTGGAGAAACGGTTGGCGAAATCTCAGTGGCATTTGAGCTTGATGGCGCTACTCTCACCGAATCTACGATGAGAGTTACCCCTGCGGCAGTAGAGGAATACTTTAATGTTAGTCGAGCAAGCAACGTTCCGATATGGAGAGGTTGCTGCCAGACCCTCGGGGTTCGTAATACAAGTACGATTCCTATACTTGTCCAGAATCCTAACATTATATTTGCTAGACCTGATCTAGCAGTGACATACTAAGAAAGGAGGAATAAACAATGGATATGCATAAAACATGTTCCGAGATTGAGAAAAAGCTCGACACCGATATTTGTGATCTGCTAAAGAAACCAAATATGAGTAAAGACGAACTCATGATGCTTGGCGAGGCTGTAGACATCCTCAAGGATATTTCAACTATAAGAGCGATGGATGCATATGGCGGAAACGAAGAAGATTATTCCTCCGCTTCCTTTGCGAGCAGAACTATGACAAGACGTTCCATGGATTACGAGAAGGGGTATGAGGATGGCATGAGCATGGCTCAGCGTCGTTCCTCAACCACTGGAAAATTCATGGATGGAGCAATGCACTACAACAATGGTGTAAGTGGTCATAGTATAAACGATCGTATGGTCGATAGCATCGAACGTATGTACGATACTGCATCCACTGAACACGAGCGCGCTGAAATAAACGACGTAATAAACTATATACGTCGCAAGGGAATGTAAGACCAAGAGATATACGGGGCTGCTGCGTTTGCGGCGGCCTCTGATATCTAGAAAGGAGTTTTTGACATGGAAGAAACGATGGATTTTCTTAAGTCATTTCAGTTCACTAACGCCGTTTGGGTTTTGCTCATTCCCGTAAGTCTAATGGGGTTTGATGTAATAACAGGATATTTGAAAGCTTACGTCAAACGCGAAATAAAAAGCAGTCGGATGCGTGAAGGTTTAGTCAAGAAATTCGGTGAGATAGTAATACTCCTTATCGGTAAGATATTTGAGTTCGGTCTCGATATACCAAAGCCGATAATGAATATTGTTTCGCTCTATATAATAATTATGGAGCTTGTAAGCATAACTGAAAATCTCGACGAAATGGGTGTGCCTATACCGAAGTTTCTTAAGAAGAGACTTGACGATGTAGAAGACAAAATACTCAATGACGATCCTAACGCAAAAGACGATGAAAAGGAGGGATAAATGTGGAATGGGTAATTGTAAAATCGGATGAGATATCTCATGAAGGTAAAACAGGTATGCATTGGGGCGAACGAAAGTACCAGAATAAAGATGGTACTTGGACACCATTAGGTCTGAAGTTGCGAAGGATGCGCGAGGGAGCCAATGATCGAAAAGCCAGAGCCGAGGAAGAAAAAGCCAATAAGAGAGCTAAAAAGCAAGAGGCAAAAGATCAGAAACTGGCCACTCGTCTCATGAATAAAGAAGCTAGAGCTGAGGCTAAAGCCGAACGTCATGAACTTAACAAACAGAAAGCCCTCGCATCCGGAAATGCAAGAAAAATTGCTAAATACCAGTCCGAGCTTACTCCACAGGAAGTCGAGAATGCAATTTCTCGTATAAACCTAATGACTCGTATGGATCAGGCCAAAGAAGCCCAGGCGAAAGTCGGTACCGATAAGCTTAACCGAGTTACAAGTACCGTACGGAATACAGCGAATAACGTTGTTGACGTGTACGATACTGCGGCTGCTGTCGCAAACGCTACCGGTCTGATCGAGAAGGAACTCCCTGTTATTTTCAAAGATCAGAAGCGTAAAGGCGTTACAATGTTTGACCGCGGTCGAGAGCGTAGAGTACAAGCTGGAACCGCTACAGATCAGGAAGAACGAGAACTCATGTCTGAAAGAAGTCGTCGACTTGAACGCGGTGATCTTAACGACCATGAAAGAGAGTCCTATCGACAAATGCTTGAAGGTCGTCAGGCTCGTGGCGAAGCATCCGATCGCGATCGTGCGGACCTTTCTCGAATGAACGAACAAGATCGTAACAGACAGCGTTCGATACTGACGCCAAGACCTGAAGACTATAACAGAGAAGAAGCAGACGCACGAAATCGTCAGGCAGCAACGACCGCTTCAAATGCTGATCGTCTAAGACGGCTATATAATGCCGCTAATGAAGCTTATGGTTCTAACGATCCGCGAACCATAGAGCTGGCGAATGCGTCAGAAGCTATGACCAATTTGTCGGGTATTGCTCAGGATAGAGCCGGACGATATAATGCGGCAAATCCTAATGTTAGATCAAACATGAGGAATAAAGCACGACGAAATCTTGATCGATCCGTGTCTGCCGATGCTGCATATAGACGGGCTAGAACTCAAGAAGAGAGACAAGCTCGAGATACAGAACTGGCTAATAGAGCACGTCAAGTTGATGAGGCTTACGCTGCTGTAAGAAACATAGACATGGACGATATCAATAACAGATTTGCGTCTCTCGACAACCTTGCTAATTCTACGCCAGGTTCGATTAGCTGGGTAAACGAACGCGAAAGACTCAGAAATACACACATTTCGATATAAGGAGTTGAAAAATCAAAATGGCATTGTCTAATACAGCCGTACCTATATACTATGGACGGTTTAGAGATGCCGTCTTGAGAGGCGAAATACCAGTTTGCCAAGAAATCTCAATGGAGATGAACCGAATTGATGCTTTGATAGCCAATCCGGGAATTTACTATGATGAGAACGCCGTTGAAGGCTTTATAAAATACTGCGAAAACGAATTAACGCTAACCGATGGTTCTGACTTAAAGATGCTCGATTCATTCAAGCTGTGGGCGGAACAGGTATTCGGTTGGTGGTATTACGTAGAAAAGAGCGTATACATACCTGGCGTAAAAGGCCGAGCTGGTCATTACGAAACCATACGTGTAAAGCAGCGGCTCACTAATAAACAGTATTTGATAGTGGCCAGAGGTGCTGCAAAGTCGATGTATGCTAGTTGCATACAGTCGTATTTTCTAAACATTGACACATCGACTACACATCAGATCACTACGGCACCAACAATGCGACAGGCGGACGAAGTTATGTCCCCACAAAGGACCGCCATTACGCGCTCACGAGGGCCTTTGTTTAAGTTCTTAACAGAAGGCTCTTTGCAAAACACCACAGGTTCGCCTGCTAAGCGTGTTAAGTTGGCATCGACAAAAGAAGGTATTCGCAACTTCTTAACCGGATCATTACTAGAAGTACGCCCAATGGCGATAGATAAGCTTCAGGGTTTGCGTTGTAAGATTGCATCCGTTGACGAATGGCTCTCTGGCGACGTTAGAGAAGACCCTATAGGCGCTATCGAACAAGGCGCTTCGAAGAATAAAGACTATTTTATTCTCGCTACTTCTTCGGAAGGTACGGTTCGTAATGGATCTGGCGATACAATCAAAATGGAGCTGATGCAAATTCTCAAAGGAGAATACATCAATCCACATGTTTCGATATGGTACTATAAGCTTGATTCCATAGAGGAAGTTGCTAATCCTCAGATGTGGTTGAAAGCTAATCCGAATCTCGGACTGACGGTGTCATACGAAACATACCAACTCGACGTTGAGAGAGCGGAGAAAGCACCTGCCACTCGAAACGATATTTTAGCAAAGAGATTCGGTATACCGATGGAAGGTTATACGTATTTCTTCACTTATGAAGAAACGTTACCGCACCGTAGGCATGACTTCTGGTCTATGCCTTGCGCGCTCGGAGCAGACCTGTCCAGAGGTGACGATTTCTGTGCCTTTACTTTCTTGTTCCCATTAAATAATGGTACGTTTGGAATTAAAGCACGATCTTATATTTCCAGTAGGACATATCGAAACTTGCCACAGGCTATGCGCTTCAAATATGACACGTTCATAAAAGAAGGCTCCTTAATCGTTCTTGAGTGCACGGTTCTTGACATGATGGACGTGTATGATGACCTTGATCGATATATTGTTACTGTTGGCTACGATATAAGAGCGTTTGGCTTTGACCCGTACAACGCAAAGGCGTTTGTCGATAGATGGGAACAAGAAAATGGGCCATTCGGCATAGAAAAAGTTATCCAAGGAGCTAAGACAGAGTCTGTACCGCTCGGCGAGTTGAAGGACATGGCCGAGGACCGAATTCTTATATTTGACCAGCAGCTATTCTCATTTACGATGGGTAATTGTATAGCTTTGGTCGATACAAACGGTAATCGTAAGCTGTATAAAGAACGGCACGATGAAAAAATCGATAACGTAGCCGCGTTGTTAGACGCTTATGTGGCGTATAAAAACAACAAGGATGCGTTTATATAAAGGCAAGGGAGGTTTTCCAATGGCGAACACCTTCGGCGCTAGGCTGAAAAACGCCTGGAGCGCCTTTCGCAATAAAGACGATAACTACGAAATCATGAACTCGAAATATTATGGAAGTGTTACGAGCTATAGGCCAGACCGAGTACGGCTTAATTATAGCAATGAACGCTCCATAGTAAATTCGATATTCAATAGACTCGCGGTTGACGTATCCCAGATCGATATTCGACATATCAATACGGATGAAGACGGTCGTTATGAGTCCGAAAGGGCGTCTTATCTAAATGACTGTTTTAAAGTAGAGGCTAATATCGATCAGACTGGGCGACAGCTGATACAGGATATTTGCATATCGATGTTCGATGAAGGCGTGATTGCCGTAGTGCCAACAGACGCAACCGATGACCCAAGATTCACTGATAGCTATGATATTGGTGAGCTCAGAACCGGTCGTATCGTTAGTTGGCAGCCCCAGCATGTAAAAGTTAGGCTTTATAACGAGCATACCGGTCAGAGGGAGGACAAATTCTTCCCGAAGAAGATGGTTGCCATTATCGAAAACCCGTTCTATTCGATAATGAATGAGCCTAATTCTACCCTCAAGCGTTTGATAAGAAAACTCAACCTGCTTGATGCGATAGATGAACAGAGCGGAAGCGGTAAACTGGACTTGATAATTCAGTTGCCATATGTGATTAAGTCGGAAGCCAGGAGACAGCAGGCCGAAGTTCGTAGGAAGGATATTGAACAGCAGCTTGCCGGTTCTAAGTATGGTATTGCTTATACCGACGGAACCGAACGTATAACTCAGCTTAATCGACCAGCGGAGAACAATCTTCAGAAGCAAATCGAGTATCTCACAGAGCTTCTATATAGCCAGTTGGGCATAACCAAAGGCATTATGGAAGGTACTGCAAGCGAACAGGAACTCGAGAACTACTACGCTCGCACGATCGAACCGATTCTTGCGGCCATAGTAGACGAATTCAATCGTAAATGGCTTACGAAGACTGCTCGTACGCAAGGCCAGGCTATACGTTACTTCAGAGATCCGTTTAAGCTCATTCCCGCAAGTAAGATTGCCGAAATGGCCGACAAATTCACTAGAAACGAGATACTCTCCTCTAACGAATTTAGAGGGATTATCGGTTATAAACCTTCTGACGACCCCGCCGCGGACGAACTGCGTAATGCTAACCTGAATAGGTCGGGAGACAACCCAGCCCCGGGGCTACCAGATAAGCAATCGGAGTCGGACGAGGATGGAAATTAATTAGAAGGAGGAAAATCAAAATGGGAGCAACGACATGGGATTTCCATGGTTGGGCTACACGTAACGACGTGAAGTGCTCAGATGGTGCTACTATAAGAAACGGAGCTTTCCGCGAAGATGACCAGCAGATAGTACCGCTTGTATGGCAGCACGATCACAGTTCCCCGCTTAGTGTGCTCGGTCACGCTATGCTCGAGAACAAACCCGAAGGCGTGTATATGTATGGAAAGTTCAACAACACAGCAGAAGGCCTCCAGGCTAAGGATCTTGTTGAATGTGGCGACATTACATCGATGTCGATATACGCTAACGGCGTAACCAAGACAAGCAAGGGAGATGTTCTTCATGGAAGAATCAGAGAGGTTTCTCTGGTATTTACCGGAGCAAATCCCGAAGCTAAGATTATGGGACAGTCCATAGTTCATTCTGCCGATATGTATGACGACGAAGTAAGCATATATTCCGGCGACAGTATAATCCTCGGTGACGTTAATACCGAGGAGGAGCTCGAACACAAGGACTCTAACGATAACAAAGAGGAGGAACCTAAAGTGGCAAATGGCGAAAAAACAATCGGCGATGTGCTCGAAACACTTAACGAAGAGCAGAAAGATGCCGTCTATGCCATGATCGCGATGGCGATTGATGAAAATTCTAAGTCCAATAAAAAGAATGATGATGACTCTAACGAGAAGACAGTCAAGCATTCATATGAAAATAACTATGAAGAAGGAGACGATACTATGAAGTACAACGCTTTCGATCAGCAGTCCGCTACCGAGGACAACAAGACAGTCCTGTCTCATGCTGAGCAGGGTGAGATCATCGGCCTTGCTAAGAAGGGCAAGACATCTCTGAAGGATACATTCCTTGAGCACGCATACGCAGAGGATGCTTACGGCATTCAGCCCAGACTCAATGACGACTCTACTTACGGCATTGATATGCTGTTCCCCGAGTACAAGAACCTGAATAACACACCAGAGTGGATCAAGAGAGACACTGACTGGGTTACAAAGGTAATGTCTGGTATTCACCACTCTCCCTTCAGCCGCATCAAGTCTCAGTTCGCTGACATCAGAGATGATGAAGCTAGGGCAAAGGGTTATATCAAGGGTAACCGTAAGAAGGAAGAGGTATTCACTCTGCTCAAGAGGACTACAGATCCTCAGACCATCTACAAGAAGCAGAAGCTGGATCGCGACGATGTAATCGATATTACAGATTTCGATGTTGTAGCTTGGATCAAGTCCGAGATGAGACTGATGCTGGACGAGGAAATCGCAAGATCAATCCTGGTAGGTGACGGCAGACTCACAAGCGATGACGACCACATATCTCACGATCACGTAAGACCTATCTGGCTGGATGACGAACTGTTCACAATCAGAAAGGCTGTAACTGTCGAGGCTGACGCTGATGCAGCTATCATCGCAGATGCAACAATCGAGGCTGCAATCAGAGCTCGTAAGGAGTACAAGGGTACAGGCAATCCCACATTCTTCACCACAGCCGATGTTCTTACTGACATGCTTCTCATGAAGGACGGTATGGGCAGACGTCTGTACAACACAACCGGCGAACTGGCTACCGCTCTGCGTGTGAGCAGCATTGTCGAGGTTCCTGTTATGGAGGGTCTGAAGAGAACCGTTGGCGAGGGCGCATCCGCTAAGGAGTATCCTCTGCTCGGTATCATTGTTAACCTGTCCGACTATAATGTTGGTGCTGATAAGGGCGGCGCTATCAATCTGTTCGATGACTTTGACATAGATTACAATCAGATGAAATATCTGATTGAAACAAGAATATCTGGCGCTCTGACAAAGCCCTTCTCTGCAATCGCACTCGAGCTCGACCAGGCTTCTGAATAATATATTGAGGAGTGAGAGCGTATGAAATACTACGGTAAAATAGGATTTGTTGAGCATATCGAAGAAGATCCAATCAATGCTCCTGGCGTATACATCGAGCGCATCACGGAAAGAGAATACTCTGGCGATATGCCTCGCATGATCGGTCACTCACAGCCTGTGGCGGAGAAGGTTAGCGACGACGTTAAGCTCAATAATCAGATAAGCATACTGCTTGATCCGTACGCTCTCGATAACTTCTCGAACATCAGATACGTTACTTTCATGAATTCAAAATGGGAGGTAAGCGCTGTCGAAGTTCAGTATCCACGTTTGTTAATTAGTTTTGGAGGGCTGTATCATGAGCAATAAACGAATCACCTTTCACAGTTCTCTGACGGCCATAACTGGTGATACGACAAATGTATATTACCAGCCGCCGTCTAACATTCGCATGAAGTATCCATGCATAGAGTATCACGATGCTCAATGGGATACTACGTTCGCGAATGACATGCCCTACACCATAACTATGCATTTTCAGCTTACGGTCATTGACCCTAGGCCCGAAAGTCCGTGGATAATGGAGATAGCGCGTACGTTTCCGATGTGCAAACAAACTAGGCATTACACGGCAGATGGTTTAAACCATGACGTGTTTGATATTTACATTTAAGGAGGAATTTCACTATGCCAACAACACAGCTTCTTACATGGGACCAGACCGGTGACAGACTGTACGAAACCGGTACTAAGAAGGGCGTTCTGTACCCTTGGTCTAATACAATTAATAATTATGGCAACGGTGTGGCTTGGAATGGTCTTACCGCTGTTACCGAGTCCCCTTCTGGCGCAGAAGAGACCGCACTGTGGGCTGACGACATTAAGTATCTGTCCCTGAGATCTGCTGAGGAATTCGGCGGCACAATTGAGGCTTATACTTATCCTGACGAGTGGGGTCAGTGCGACGGCTCTGCTTCAATAGCTACCGGTGTAGTTATCGGCCAGCAGGCAAGATCCAGGTTCGGTCTGTCTTATGTTACCACCCTCGGTAACGATACAGAGGGCAATGACCATGGCTATAAGATTCATCTGGTATACGGCGCAACAGCATCTCCTTCCGAGAGAGGTTACGCTACCATCAATGACTCTCCTGAAGCTATCACATTCAGCTGGGAGTTCACAACTATCCCTGTTGAAGTTCCCGGCTTCAAGCCTACTGCTATCCTGACTGTTGACAGCACAAAGATCGAGTCCACAAAGCTCGCAAATCTCGAGAACGCTCTGTATGGCGTAGCTGGCGGCGATACTTACACCGAGTTCACCGGTGCAGCATTCGTTGCTCACACCGTATACTACACCAGAACAGGCACAGAAGGCGCTTATGTGTACACCGTAACCACTGATACTACACCTCAGCAGGGTTCAACCTACTACACCAACGGCGCTACTCTGCCTTATCTGCCTCTGCCCGCAGAAGTTGTAACTCTGCTGGCTTAATTCAAAATGGCAGTCTATTACGTCCATAATTATATAACTCCTATATAATTATAGTAGGGCTGAAGGCAGCTTCGGTTAGTCTTCGGCTCTGCAAATAATTATATAGGATGAAAGGAGATGCTTTTATATGTCTTTTGTAAACTCTAAGCCCGATGCTCCGATATTTGCGGAGAAAACTACCGAGGAAAAGAATGATATTCTCAAAGCATTCGCAACTGGGTCGACCATGGATGACATCTCGAGTGTGACAGGTATACCAAAAGAGGATATCGAGACATTTCTCGACAACCGTGTCGACGAGATAGCAGCTCTCAAGGATTTTTATTCAAAGGTTATGTCTCCCGTGGACGCAGAGGTACAGGCTATAAACGAAAGGGCGGTGAAAGATAATGACGGAGGCAAAGAAAGGAATTGACGTTTCTAGGTGGAACGGAGCTGTCGATTTTAAAGCGGTTAAGAACGCGGGTTACGACTTCGTAATCATCAATGCTGGTTATGGTCGATACCCCCACCAGAAAGATCCACTTTTCGAGATAAATTATAAGAACGCCAAAGATGCTGGTCTTAACGTTGGTGCTTACTGGTATTCATATGCAAAGACGGCAGCCGACGCTGAACTGGAAGCAAAGACGTTCATTGAAGCTGTTTGGGGAAAGAAATTCGAGTATCCTCTCTGCTTTGACATCGAGGACCCATCTCAGGCTGGTCTGAGTAACAAAACCATTAACGATATGTGTAAATCGTTCTGCTCTTATCTTGAGAAGAATGGTTATTATGCTGTGATTTACAGTTTCGGCGGTTGGCTCGAGGGGCGTATAAACGCGACAAACAAGAAGGCATACGATATATGGCTTGCCGAATGGACAAACGCGTCTAAGCCTGCCGTATACACCGGACCTTACGGCATGTGGCAGTTCAGTTCGCACGCACAAGTTCCCGGAATAAACGGTCTTGTTGACGTGAATCGCGCTTACAAGGATTACCCAACGATCATCAAGAATGCAGGTCTTAATGGCTTCCCCAAAATCAAAATGGAAGAGCCAAAGGCTAAGAAAAAGGTAACAAAGGGCGATGTTAACGGCGACGGCAAAGTTGACGTAAAAGACGTTAACGTTACCTCTGCCGCAGTCAAAGGTAAAAAGAAGCTTACGTCTGAGCAGAAAGAGGCAGCCGATATGAACGGCGACGGCAAGGTGACAACTGCTGACGCCGAAGCAATAGCCGAAAAGGTTAAAGGCACTCCCGAAAAACCTAAGACCAAGATCATAAAGTATACCATACGTTACGGCGATACACTTATCGGTATTTCTAAGAAATATGGTGTATCGGTTATTGATATTGCCGCACTCAATGGCATAAAAGACGTAAACAAAATACTTGCTGGACAAGTAATACTTATAAAAGTCAAGGAGGACTAAATCATGGAGTACAGCATTCACGATTCTGTAAGAAAACTCGCAACTAAGCTCGGTGCCGACAGTAACGGCGCAAACATCGAGAATACTCTGAACAACATCGCAGTTAAGCTCGGCGGTAAACCCACCACAAACAGAGGCATCGCAGGCGCTATTGACGCAATCACAAAGGTCGCTGATATAGACGATATGCATAATATGACAACGCTTAATGTTACCCCAACAAGTGAGGCGCAGACCATAATTCCCGAGTCGCCGGTTGATGGATATTCGCAGGTAAATGTCGCAGCCGCACCATCGCCAGATTTGATAACAAAAACATACGAAGTCCCGATTCCATATTATGTAGGCGCTCGTATTAAGGCGTCGGACGACAATGCTGATGGATATTATCAGGTAACTCTTACCGGACCTAGTCAACAGGAAATCGAGGCTAACTGGTACCCAGTAACGTTAACTGTAAACGGGTCGAATGAAGTAACCGTTTCAAACACATTCGAAGCGGATCTCACTGCTGCATATAGAGCGGGCAAAACGTTTTATATCGACATACAGCAGGAAATCTAAATTCAGACGCTAACCCTTCGGGGTTTATATTTAATAATTCATATAGGAGGAATTAATTATGTTAAAGAAAACAATCAAGTACACAGACTTCAATGGTGTAAACAGGGAAGAAGATTTCTACTTCAACCTCACCGAGGCAGAGCTGGCTGAGATGAACCTCATGACTAAGGGCGGTCTCAAGGGATATCTCGAAACTATCGTCAACACCCAGGATACACCTGCCATTGCCGAACTGTTTAAGACTATCATAAACAAGGCCTACGGCGTCAAGTCTCCAGATGGTAGAAAGTTCATGAAATCGCCAGAGATCCTTGAGGACTTCACCGCTACCCAGGCGTATTCGAACTTATACATGAGCCTTATTGCGGATGCAACTTCGGCTGCAAATTTTGTTAATGGGGTAATACCTAAAAATATTGCGGATAGCGTTAACTCTAGTGATATAACCCAGACAACAAAATGAAAAAGATAATGATCGGCGGGACGGAAGAAACTGAGGTATGGGACCCGATCCATGAAGAATTCGTTGTATTGCCAGCGAAAAAACCAGTAGTGTTAATGCTTGAGCATTCGCTACTATCCGTATCAAAATGGGAGTCGAAATACCACAGACCGTTTCTCGATAAAAATAGCAACGATTCTAAGACACCCGAGGAAATGCTATACTATATCGAATGCATGACAATAAATAATGTCGAACCTGACGATTATTATAGATTGTCCAATGAACAAATAAAAGAAATTGGCGATTATATAGCAGATCCAATGACCGCCACCATAATAAATAGAGTTGGCGGCCAAGGTTCGGGGAGACGTTCTTCAGAAGCGATCACTTCCGAATTGATATATTATTGGATGGTTGTTCATCAAATACCTTTTGAGTGCCAGAAATGGCATTTAAACCGTCTAATGACATTGATTGAGGTGTGTAACATAAAGAATACGCCGGCGAAGAAAATGGGTAAACGCGATATAATGCGTCAAAACAGCGCACTTAACGCGGCTCGAAGGGCTAAATTACACAGCCGCGGGTGATATTATTCGAGCCTCTTCCAGATTATGGCAGGGGCTCTATTTTTTTAGAAGGGGTTGGCAGCATGATAAAAGTTAAAGTTGGAGGTAGTTTTAGTAAAACCGAAAAATTCCTTCAACGAAATAAAAAAATGAAACTAAGTTCGCTTGATAAATATGGGCAAGAAGGTGTTCAAGCACTTGCAGCGGCAACCCCAGTTGATACAGGTTTGACTGCGGCTTCGTGGTACTATGAGATAGAAAAAAATGAAAATTCCACTTCGATTGTATGGAAAAATTCAAATATAGTTGATGGAACGCCAATTGCAATTATACTTCAGTATGGGCACGCAACCCGTAATGGCGGATACGTGCAGGGATCTGATTATATAAACGATGCATTACGTCCCATATTCAAGAAAATAGCCGATTCAGCATGGAAGGAGGTAACTAACGGATGAGCAGAGAGATCGATGAACGCATTGTCGAAATGCAATTCGATAACCGACAGTTTGAAACAGGCGTTGCTCAAACGATAAGAAGCCTTGACAGGCTCAATGATACGTTAAAATTTGAGGGCCTCGGAGGATCGCTTCGCGGCGTTCAGAACAGCATATCACAACTTGATTTTTCTTCGGTTGCGAATGGGCTTGAATCACTCGAGAATTCGTTAACCAGTTTTACTGGTCGTTTAAAAATACAGGTATTTGACCGTTTAGCAACGTATGCTACTAATGCTGGCGAAAAAATATTCAACGCCCTTACGATTGGCGGAGCAAAATCCGGTATGGCCGAATACGAAACGCAGATGGGCGCTGTTCAAACGATACTTGCGAATACTCAGCATCTTGGAACAACAATAGATGACGTTAATGGCGCATTGTCGAACCTAAACGAATATGCGGATCTTACCATTTATAATTTCTCCGAGATGACCAGAAACATAGGTACGTTTACCGCCGCTGGTCTTGATCTGGAAACCTCAACATCGGCGATTAAAGGTATAGCGAACCTTGCCGCAATTTCCGGCTCAACATCTGCGCAGGCTTCGAATGCTATGTATCAGCTTTCACAGGCTCTATCGGCTGGTAGAGTTAGTTTGCAGGACTGGAACTCCGTTGTCAATGCCGGAATGGGCGGAAAAGTATTTCAGGACGCGCTTAAAAGAACGGCAAAACACATGGGAATCGTGGTCGATGAAACCATGTCGTTTAGAGACTCGATATCGACCAAAGACGGAAATGGCTGGCTAACTGCCGATGTATTGTCGGAAACTCTAAAGCAGCTGTCTGGCGATTTGGATGAAGCTACGCTTAAATCTCAGGGGTGGTCGGATTCCGAAATTGCAGACATAACAAAAATGGCACAGACAGCCACCGATGCAGCTACTGTAGTTAAGACATTTGGACAGCTTACTGACACGGTTTCAGAGCAGATCGGATCTGGTTGGACAAGAACATTCCAACTTATATTTGGAGATTTTGAGGAATCAAAAGCACTTTGGACTAGCGTATATAAAGCTATATCGCCATATATAGATGCTATGTCTGATCTCAGGAATTCATATCTTGAATTTTGGAAAGAAAACGAAGGTAGAGACAAAGTTCTCGAGGCATTTTCAAACATATGGAGCGGATTGACAGACGCAATTGGACGTTTTTCCGATACGCTGCATAAGATATTTCCCGGTTTAGATACGTTCGGCGAAAAACTTGTCAATATGTCTGATAAGTTCTTGGCGTTTAGTGAACGTTTTAAGAGCACCGAAAAAGTCGCAAAAAGCGCCGCTAAAGCTACAACTAAAATGGTTAGTAGCATATCGGATGCTGAAAAAGCGGCTGCAAAAGCCATATGGAATACCGGTAAATACGGAAATGGCGAGGAACGAGTTAAAAATCTCGAGGCTGAAGGTTTATCGTATAAAAATGTACAAGGATATCTTGAAGCGCTAATAGAATCTGATTTCGACGCGGCCAAAGCAGACGAGAAATTTATGGTGTCTGTGACGGAAACCACCGAAGCCGTAGAAGAGCTCTCGAATCAGAAAACCCCGACTATCTTAGATACGTTCGTTAAGATATTTGGTAACATCGTTAGCGTTGCTAAGAATGTCATAACCGATATACATCGTGTCAATGATGCAATATCCGACGGTTTTAGACAGGCTATAAATTTTACAGAGATAATTTCGAGAGTCGGAGTTATTACGGATAGAATAAAAAATCTGTCCGACATGCTTCGTGTTACCGACAGCGCGCTATCTAAAATCACAAGAATATCGAGAGGTGTATATTCGATATTCAAGATAATGGGCGATGTTATATACGGAGTAGGAACCGCTCTATTCGATATATTTGAAAAGTTGTTCCCGTCTCTTTCGACTGCTGGTGGAAATATATTAGAGACGGCGGCATCTCTCGGTGATCTTATATACAATTTCGCAAACACGCATGATATTGCGACTATCGTTCACGACGCAATAATGACCATCGTTTCTGTGTTTGAGTCACTTCCAAAACGAATAAAAGCGGCAAAAGATGCCCTCCTGAATTTCTTTGATAGTGTGTCTCAAAAAATAAAAGATTCTACAGGCATCGATATAAAAGGAATACTCTCTGGAATACGGGATGCTTTCTCCAGTTTATTTGATAAAATAAGTTCTATAACTGGAATAAACATTCCTGGTATATTCAGCGGTTTATTATCAGGACTAAAAACCGTAGCTATAGACATAATACATCTGGATTTCAAAGGTGCATTTACTACTATCGTTAATGCATTTGTTTCATTTAAAAATGCGTTAAAAGCAAGAGTTGATGCTATCGATCCGGAAAGTTTATTCGGAAAGTTTATATCTGGAATGAGAACTGTCGTAACCACAATCTCAGGTCTATTCCGGAATCTATTTTCGAAAGATGAAGAAAACACAGTTACGGATAATGTCGAAAATAAATTCGATTTCTTCGAATGGGTTGGCGATACACTGTCGACCATAGGAACTAACCTGTCGAAAGTATTTTCATTCATTGGAGAACTGTTCTCTGAACTTTTCGGTTTTATAGGTGGCATGTTAACCGATGGCATTGACGAAAATGATAGCGCATTTGAAAAAGTTAAGAAAGTTCTCCATAATATAGGAAGCATCGCAAAAGAGATATTTACAATTATTGCTCCTTTTGCTGGACTTGGAATGGCAAAAGACCTTACCGCCATGCCAGCAGCCGTAGCCGGTTTCATAGATAGCGCTAGCGGTATAATGGATAGCATATCGAATCGAATAGGCGGTGGCGATTCTGTATTTGATATAATAGAGAAAATGATTAACTCCCTTCTTAAGTTGGCGCTCGCAGTGATATTATTCGCTGCCATGAAGCCTGAGAAGGTTGCTACTGCAACAGCAGCCATGACATTCCTAATCGGAGAGTTGATCGGATCACTTATTGTCATGCAGAAATATCTAAAGAGCGATATTGACTCAGCGTTAATCACTGTTGCTATGAGTAAGATAGCTGGAGCGATACTGAAGCTTACAATGTCTGTTGTCATACTTTCTCTGTTAAAGCCTGCAAAAGTCGCAGTCGCAGTCGGTGCAATAACTGTCATGATTGGCGAGTTAGTAGGCGCGATGATCGCTATGCAGAAATGGTTGAAAGCCGATGTCGATTTTGCTCTCGTAACGAAGACATTCAGCAAAATAGCAAACACGGTTGGTATGCTTGCTGTAATCACTGCGATCCTTTCTCATAAAGATCCCGTTAAGCTGGCGGCTGCCGTTGGTGCTGTAACGATTCTGATGTACGCAATAGTCGGAGTCCTTGCGATACTCCAGAAGTCCTACAATCCGGCTATGGGTCAAGACGCAATGAAGAACATAGGTTACATTGCCGCACTATCACTGACTCTGGCTCAAGCAGCCAAAATGCTCGTTGATCCAGTTGAGCAGCTAGGTGAGATGGACCCCAAAAAGATGGCTTTCGGACTGTTGGGCCTAACGAGCATAGTTGGTTTGTTGGCTGGCGTTATAGTTCTGTTGGGAAAAATCAAAATAGACGATAATGCGTTAAAAATAGCGTTATCTCTTGCCGTAGCGACACTTGCCATAAAAACTCTAAGCAAATCTGCTACCGAACTCGGATCCGAAGGTGGGGATAAGGTTCTCGCTGGAATAGGTGGTATATATGCCATGGTCGGTGCCCTTGGCGCCTTAGTTGGCTTGATGGTTCTTATATCAAAAGCAACGAGCCCGGCTAAAATATTGTCTATGAGCGGCGCATTACTTGCAGCAGTCCTCGCATTATCGAGTTTAGTTCCAGTAATGGTCATTCTCGGAAATCTGGATCCTTCGAAATTGGCTATTTCACTTGTTGGTCTGGGTTCTGCTATGTTGATTTTAATTGGCGCACTTGCACTTCTTAATGTTGTGGGCGGCGCGAACGTACTGATGATATCTGGAGCATTACTGCTTTTAGCATCGGCATTATCGTTGGTAACACCATCGTTAATGATTATAGGTTCTATCGTCGTTCCAATATTGCAGAAGCTTGTTAAGACTGATTGGAATAAAATCGGAAAAGGTATGGCAATTATAGGTATCGGATTGTTAGCGATGGTTGTTGCTGCACCAGTATTGATACTATTCGCAATAGGTTTGACAGCTGTCGGAGCCGCTTTGACTTTGATAGGCGTTGCTATGACAATTGGAGCGAGAGCCGTAAAGAGATTTGCGGATGCGTTAGAGAAGATTGGCGAGGTTTGGCCTAAAGTCAATGGCATATTCCCATCTCTTGGCAAACAACTAGGCGCTGGTATTGTTTCGCTATTGACTTCCATAATAGGCGGTTTCGGCGAGGTCCTGACTAAAATCAGAGAGCTTGCTCCTGAGATGGCTTTAACCGTGAAGACAATATTACTCACGATACTAACAAGCATATCCGAACTAACCGGAGCCTTTGCTAATTTTATAACAGGTCTTATCATTCAGACGTTAACAACCATAAATACGGATCTCCCGGTGATATTATCGCTTATAGGATCTATAGTGGACACTTTCTTGGCATGGGTTGGAACTAAGGCAGGAGACTGGACTGAAGCTTTAATCATAATTGCCATGGATGTTCTAATCGGCATAATAAATGGTATATCGGCTAGAATTGGCGAAATAGTCAATGCGGTGTTTGGACTTATCATTTCGTTTTTCAATGCTTTGGCGACAACGATCAGTACGAGAGGCGGAGAATTGTTACTTTCCATATGGAACGTTATAGTTTCCATACTCGGACTGATATGGACTGGCTTCGTATCAACGTTCAAATTCTTCGAGGGAGTCGGTGGAGATGTTCTCGAAAAGATTGGCGACGGAATTGGTGGCGCGGTGTTCGATTTAGTTGAAGCGGTAAAGAAGGTATTCACCGAGGATATACCAAACGGTGTGAAGAACGCATTCAACAAAATAAAAGAACTTGGTGGAAAAATCATAACCTCCTTAAAAGACGGTATGGTTGAGAAAGCTAAAGCGATATGGGACGCCGGCGAAGACCTCGGTGAGTGGGTATACGATGCGATAAATGGCGAACTAGAGGTCGAATCACCTTCGAAAAAAACGTATGAGACTGGCGAATATGTCGTTGAGGGTCTTGTAAATGGTGTTAATGACAGCGCTCCTGGCGCAACGGCAGCTTGTACGACTCTTGGCGGCAATATGATGGGCGCTTTTGGCACATCCACGTCTGGTGCAGAAATATACGGTTCAAATATGATAACTGACGCCACTAACGGTGTCACAGCGAACTCAAGTGCATTATCCGATGCGACAGGATTAGCTGGCCAAGACGCATTGAATTCGTTTATGACTAATTTTAACGATAACGCGAATATGGAGTTCACTCCGACCATGACTATAACTCCAGACGCAAATATCGATTGGACAAATGTCGACGAAGCGTTTAAGTCACCCAAAGACATGTTTGCGGACAAATTGTCCTCTAAGGGCAACTTTTCAAGCTCTTTTGACATTTCGGCAATGCTTGGCCAACAGAATGCTGAATTGGACGCACAGCGTCATGCCGATGCTGAGAAAAATTCCGCAGAGATCTCTAAACTCAACGACGCAATCACTGCTCTTACCGATAAGTGGCAGGGCGGCATAATCAACATACCGGAGAATGCTACATTCAGTGTTCCTGTTAACGTTGATGGACAGACTATCGCAAACGTTGCCGCTCCATACCTCGATGTTATAAGCGGTGACAAAATGAACTTAGAAAGGGCAGGTGCAACCTCAAGATGAGTAACAGATCACTAGCGAACCTTGATCCATTCAAGTATCGCAGCATCATATACCACGGCAAAAATTCAATGACCGATATGGGGCTCATGCTTATAGGTAACACGCCTTTAAGTCAGTTAACCCCGAAGACAGTGACAGAGGAGATCGCCTATACCGACGGCGATCTCGATTTGTCCGAGTCCGATGGCGCTTTATATTTTGAGAAGCGCGAAATAACGTATACATTCATAAGCATCGAAGACTATAACAGAGTACGTTATGGTAAACCAGTACTCATGAATCGCCAAGTCACAGATACAACCCATGAAATTTACGCATGGCTGTATCAGAATAACAATTCAAAGACACTCTGGCTGCATGATGTTGACGAATTCGTACCACCAGGAAGCCCTGTTGACCATGAGTTTACGGTGGCAGCCAATGAACTGTATGATTACGGTTACGGCAGGTACAAGTTTATGAACGTACATAAGCCAAAGATAGAGATAAGCAAAGCTATGTTCAATGACTGTTGGATAGAGCAGGTGAACATCACATTCCGCGTTGACCCGTATCTTCAGACACTGGTCGGTAACCGAATCGAGCTTGCTACAATGGCCGATCACTCTATAAACTCACGAAATATTCAGTCTGCGATAATGGTTTATACTAATAATCGCTACTATATTCGTGATTTCGACGTGTGGCTCAATGGCCATAACGATGGTGCAATGATAACCGCTTCGAAATGGCGTTTCTATGTCAGAGTCCAGTATGACGGCCCTATCGGGATGCGTGTATCAAGGGTTGCTACCATGAACGATATAACATACACCGTAACAGACGCGACCGGATTGACATGGCTTGACAACGATTATCCAGGCGAGACGTTTGTGCATCATCCTGGTGGCTACGGTTACGGCACACCAACCGAACAAACAACCACTGGCGAGAAGAGAATCGTTCTTGAGATAACGTTCGACCAGGATTATACGCCTGACACAGCACCATGGATACATCTCGAATGGGGTGTACTCAGGAATTTCGTCGTTCCAGACCAGAATAACTACTTCGTCGAGGCGTATAGCAATCACTCACCGACCATGTATGTCAACGCGGTAGTGACGCCTTTCTCGACAAGATTTTCACTCCCAGAGAGACCGCTTAATGAGATTCACATACGAAATTATGACTATGATGGACTCTACAAATGGCGGTATGACACAACAACCAGGAGGCTAAGCTAATGTTAGAGGTGATATTTAGCACTAACGGCGTTGTCTCGACACTTCATGATACGAATAGCATGGCTCATATCACGGAGGAGTCAAACGCCGCTAGTAAGCTTGAATGCACAGTCTATAATACGGACGAATCATTCAATAATATATATCCTGGACTAACCGAGGTTCAGGCATACGACACATTTTTGAAGGAACTTGTATTCGAGGGCACGGTCTTTTCGGCTAAGCCCTCGATGGATCAAAATGGAGCGGCCAAGATAACCGTGACATGCACACATCTGATTTCTAGGCTGACCAAGGCTAATGTGGTTGGTTATGAGGACCCAAGTGGCATCGTACGAACCATAGTAGGCAGGATCCTTGATATTTACAATGCAAATGCGCTCGATCGGCATAAGATATTGCTTGGTAAATGCCCAATAACACAGTCGAGTCAGATGACCGAGCAAATAGGCGTTCTTCATATATTCAGTGCAACGTGTTTCGACGTCATTACTCAGGTCGTGGTTGAGAAAGCAGGTTGGAACTTCAGCGCAAGATATTCCGAGGGGTCTTGGTATCTTGATATTGCGGACTCTATGGGCGAATTCTCATCGACTGACATTATCGCTGGCGTAAACATGATCGATCTGAGTAAGACTGTCGACGCTAATGAGCTCTATACTCGCATAATACCGATCGGTGGAGCTAGTTATATTCCGAACGACTATAAGAACCCTAACATGTCACATATGGGTGTTGCACCAGAAGGGATGCCTCTTACACTTTATAAATACGATCTGTCCAATCCGGATAAGATATATATCGCAAACGAGAAACTTGAGGCGAAATACCCAATACTCGAGAAAGTCGTACAGTTTGACGATATAGCTGCCACGGATGACACCGATTTCCACGACAGGCAATATGATTTATACAAGAAAGGTGTTGCAGAAGCGGCAAAACTGACTGATATTATCGAAACATACGAGACGACGGCCGTAGACCTGTCTAGAGCAGGATATGACTACGAGACATTCAGACTCAATCGTATGTATCACATAGTTAACGGCACTCTGAATGTAGACACATGGCTTAAAGTTACGTGTAAGAAGACCGATTACTCTAATCCAGCCATGAGTGAGCTCACATTCGGTCCAGTTAATAAGGCGGCTGCTAGATATTTGTCTAGGAAGGGCAAGTCGACTGACCAGAGACTTAATGAATTAGGCACTGCCGCATATAAGACAACGGACGTTCGTACTGGCGGTATGAGCTTCCGTAACGTCAGCAAGGCCGATTACGACACCTCAACTCACGACGCTCGAACTATCTACACCGTAAGCGACTCAAGCACAGGCAAGGTCGAACAGTATTTAGGCGATACCAAGATAAGCGGCGAGGGAGGAGGGTGGGATGTGGAGAACGCGGTATTATATGATGCTGCCAATCTTCACGATTATACGGTAGATACAACGCTTATGACTGATATTTCAGCCAACACTAAGCTGTACTATAGTGCTACGAATCGAATGGTTGTGGCGCAGGGGATGCTTTGCTATCTTGGTGCTGAACCCTCGTATAGCACATTTACAGGTTTGCTTGATGATCTGCTGACCGCCAACGAAGACTACATCGCACCTGAGTATACCGGTATCACATCTTACTATTACTCGGGAAGTACCGTATATCGCTATGAGATAGACCTTAAGCTATTTCCGCTTGAGATCCAGATAGCCACTGACGGTAAAGCTACATACACATGGCGAATAGTTCAGAAGGTTAAAACTACTAATCTCAGCACATCGGAGGTCACGGTTAACACGTACACCGCCGACCGAAATAACTGTACGGTATCAACGCTTGATGATATAACTGACTACGGACTGATACTCATGTCATCAAGATTCGGTGCATCATCGCCTAATCAAATTCTTGACCCGTACATTCCGTACGGATATGTGGGCCATAATACCAAACTCGATACCTCTAGTATTAGCGGATCCTACAATCTACGTGCGATGCTCGTCTTCAAAAACAGCAATCAAGCCGTTAACAAGTGGAACGCGAATTACAACGGACAAGTCACGGTTGCAACTTGGCTTATCACTTCGCGTGCCGGTGCTATAACACCTTTGACTAACGCAGAAACCGTATTTGCGCTCGGCGCAACGCAGAGAACTGAACCGTCTGGGGGTGGGGACTGATGGATCTTAGTGTTGAAAAACTAGCAGTACCGAGAAAACAAGCGATAATCCATAAGACGGCTGACTATGATATAACCAAAACCGCCGTACAGTATTCTCGGATAAGCGGCGATATGTCACTTGTCACACCTACTCCGCCTTCCGGTATAGGGTATTACCCCCGAATATACGGTAACGCATCTCCCCCCAGTGGATGGTACGCTGCCGGTACATTCGCATATGCCGAAGTATACGCAAGTACAAACGCTTACGATGCTAAGAAGGCGCGGATATGTTATGCCAGAGAACAGGTGTATAACGAGGGGCTGCAGCTATATGAGACAAGGATACATTGCTATATAAGAGACGATGACGGGAACGAATCATCTTTCTGGATCAATCCGGGATATTACCTCTCGACGGGACAAATATGCAACAATGTATATTTTTGGGCGTGGCGATATAAGCCTTGGAATCAGGCGGGAAAGTCCGATCTCTCAGACCCGACTTCCGGGATGGCCCCTTGGGATCGCATAACGAGGATAAATGACAACGGAAATCTTGAACTGGCAATTGCCGCAGGAACGTTTGATATGACGGTTAAGATAGGCGTTTATAATTACAGCACGGGTGAACAGCTAGCAGATCGTGAAGTTTCCGGTATAGATTCGGATTCGAGAATGGGACGAGGCGGCTTATATACTTATCAAGTATGTGCCGGTGATACATACAAAGATCAATCGGCTGCAGCAATAGACCCTAGCGGACAGTGGCACACCGATAATGTCACTCGTTACGAACAAGACGTATCGGTTACCTGGGAATAACATAAAAGGAGGAAATCAAAATGGCAGATTATAACACTAAACCTCAGAGCAGGAGTGAAGAGATACTGAGAGCGCTTATCGATGGCGACCAGTATAATAAGAAGGCGCAGAGCCGTATCGAGTATCTGCTCAAGCAGCTCATAACGGTACTGGACGGTAAGGCAGACCTCGACGAAGATGGTCTTATTCCCTTATCAGAGCTCCCACCTGTCGTGTTCGAGCACATGATGGAGGTCGTGGACGACACCGCCAGATTCGCGCTAACCACTGATGACGTACAGAACGGCGACTATGTCTATGTCGACAGCTCTAATATCATGTACTTCGTCATTGATGACACGAAGCTCGACAGAGAAGCAGGTTATAAGCCTGTAGCGGCAGGCATAGCAGCCAAAGCGGTAGGTGACAAGAACGGTAATGACATCACCACAACGTACCACCCCAAGATAGACTCTCAACATAAGCTTGGTGCAGACTTAGTGGATGACAGTACTTCGACTAATAAGTTTGTTACAGCGGCTGAGAAAACTACTTGGAACGGCAAGCAAGATACTTTAACCTTTGATACCACTCCTACTGAAAATAGCACTAACCCCGTAACATCGGGAGGTGTCTACACGGCAATCGCTACGATTCAGCAAACTATTGGAAATATTAATACCGTTTTAGAGGAGGTGCTGTAATATGCCACACACAATAGCCGAGAACCTCACAAGGCTTACAACTGCGAGAACAGATATAGCAGATGCAATCATCGCAAAGGGCGGTACGGTAACAGCTGGTGATGGCTTTGAGGAATTTCCTGCAGATATTGCGACTATTCCTTCTGGCAGTCAGAGCGTAGAAAGGGACGATGTTAATTTCTACGATTATGACGGCACGATAGTAGATAGCTATACCGCTTCCGAATTTGCCAGTCTCACCGCAATGCCCGACAACCCTTCTCACGATGGCTTGACAGCGCAGGGCTGGAACTGGTCACTTGTCGATGCTAAGGCATACGTTGCTAAATATGGCGAATTAAATATCGGACAGACGTATAATACTGATGACGGAGCACTGAGGATTTATATTCATCTTGAGGAGGGAAGGCTTTCACCTGTTCTTGGTCTTTGCCCGAATGGGACACTGACAGTCGACTGGGGTGACGGTTCACCGACGGAGACGATGACTGGTTCCTCTACGTCTACGCTTGTTTATCTCAGCCACACGTACACGTCTGCTGGTGACTATGTTATCAGCGTACTCCCGAGTGCTGGGAGCGAGATTGGGTTAGAGCAGAGAAACAATGCCTGCGCTATCTTGAGTGCGTCTCCGACTGCCTTTTTGAACCCCAGACAGGTATACTTGAACAGCATTTATAAAGTGGAAATACCAGCTAGCGTCACGAGGATAGGCGACAGCGCTTTTGGGTATTGCCGAGGTCTTGAATTGATTACTATACCAAGTAGCATTACAACTATAGGTACCTATACTTTTCAAAATTGCTGCAGCCTCACGTCAGTAATTATACCGAGTAGCGTTACGAGTATAGGTAACGGTGCTTTTGAAAATTGCTACGATCTTGAATCGATTACCGCACCGAGTAGAGTTTCGAGTATAGGTAACGGTGCCTTTTACAATTGCTATGGTCTTGAATCGGTTACTATATCGAATAGTATTACCGATATAAGTACCAATACTTTTTACGATTGCTATACCCTCACGTCGGTCATTATACCGAGTAGCGTTACGAGTATAAGTGCCAATGCTTTTCAAAATTGCTGCAGCCTCACGTCAGTAATTATACCGAGTAGCGTTACGAGTATAAGTACCAATGCTTTTTACAATTGCTACAGCATCACGTCGGTTGTTATACCGAGTAGCGTTACGAGTATAATTAGCAATACTTTTTACGATTGCTATGCCCTCACGTCGGTCATCATACCGAGTAGCGTTACGAGTATACGTAGCAGTGCTTTTCAAAATTGTTATGGCCTTGGATACATCAAATTTACAGCGACTACTCCGCCAACAGTCCAAAACTCATCCGCATGGTCAAACGTTCCCACCGACTGCATAATCTACGTTCCTGCTGGATATTTGGAGGATTACGAGGATGCCACGAACTATCCTGACCCCGATGTGTACACATACGTTGAGTATTAAGGAGGCAAACCATGTTACAGACAGAGATGATAACACCTAAGCGCATCAAACATTATAGCGATGCTGGCATGATGATAAGACAAATAGAGACAGGTCACCTTTACGAAGATGCTGTCGACAGATTTCCTTGTAAGTGGACGTATGAGGAGACTGATATTCCGATCGAGAAAGAAGACGGAGAGGAAGTGATACCATGAACGTTAAAGGTATAGACGTTTCGCAGTATCAAACTAACATAGATTTTAACAAAGTAAAGGCAAGCGGCATAAACTTTGTGATTCTTAGAGCAGGATATGGACAGTATACCGTCCAGAAAGACCCGACATTTGAAGACAACTATCGCAAAGCAAAGGCGGCAGACCTGAATGTAGGCGCATACTGGTACAGCTATGCTGGCAGTGAAGCCGAAGAACCTAAACTTGGGTATCAGATACCTAATGACTAATACCCTCTCCCTGAGGATATTATACTATGGCAATAGACACCCAGCTCTCGCGCTTGATGCAGGGTGTCTATTTTTTCGCCTCACGGTTTAAACAGGTCGTATAATGGAGGTGATATTTATGGATACGAACAACAAAGACAAACTTGACGATATTCTAAAGGAAATGAATGTTTGGATTGACGATGAATTAAAGACAAAAGGTTTTATAATTGGGTCTGAAGTCCACGAACATTTTATTAAAGAATATAGAGAGTTTATCGCAAATGAAGTTAGTAAACCATGGAAGAGACCAGACGACTAGGGCTACGGCTCTAGTTTTCTACCTCGCGAAAAAAACAAGTGGTATTATGGAAGATAGGTAATCAAGTATGTGGACCTTTCGCTTAGGAAGAATTCTCCGTGGACGCTTAATGCGGTAAAGTGCGGCTGGAAGTATGTCATTGGCCACTGGAGACCGGGTTCGAGTCCCGGCGACACGTCCTATCTTTTTTCTACATCGCAATTTAAACGGGTTGTATAATGGAGGTGATATTCATGGATAATGTCGATAAAGAGGCAATACTGTTCGTTATTAGAACGTTACTGGATGATGAATCCTACGCCGAGAAAGTCGAAAACATATTTAAAGAGTTAATCGGCGAACTCGACGATGAGGAACAACAAATTATTACAGAAACTTATAATAACTGGACAGACTCAATGCGAACCGTTAGAGACATATTATCGTGAGACCTAATGACGAGGGCTAATGCTCTCGTTTTTCCTCGCGAAAAAAACAGGTTCTATAATGGAAGAGTGTAAATACGGCTCTTCTTTTCGTTTTTCAATTATTTATATTCTCAAAAGGAGGACTCGATATGAGTAAATTGTCAATGATCGCAAAGATAGCAGCAGGCATCGTAGGTGCGGCAGTAGGTGGTTATGCTATACACAAAAGTGTAACAAAGTATAGGCACGATGTAAAAGAAGCCGAAACCAACGGTGAACCAGTGCCAAAGAAAACCAAGGCAAAGATGTTTGTTAAACGCACATGGCCTATAGTTGTGGCAGCATGTATTGCAGTGTTAGCAACTTCTAAGTACAGACCCCTGACCACGCTTAATGGTTGCGGTTGGACTGGAAAACAGGATGAATCGGTATTCACAGATGAGGAATTACATAAGTTTATATGCAAACACTCGTCTCTTGCTGAAAGAATGGACCCGAGAAAGATGCTGGAAATGACATTATGGGGACATATCATGTTGCTTCAGCCAGAAGATAAATGGCCTGTAAACCCCAACAATAACGATTGGAACTTTTATCCAGATTTCATAAACTGGTTTAAAGGTTATGTAAATTAATTCATTTTATATTCTCAAAAGGAGGACTCGATATGAGTAAATTGTCAACATTCGTAAGCACCGTAGTAGCACATGGAAAGTCAATCGTCAAGACTGCTATGACGGTAGCAAAAGGCCATAGTCCTGCAATATTCGCAGGTACGGCCATTATAGGCGCGGTGGCGATAGGCTACACGACCTATAAATGTACACCAAAGTATAAGCAGGCGGTAGAAGAATCAGAAGAGACTATCAAAACCCAGGACGATGGTACCAAGGAAGTCGAGCGCATTCCGATGCCAAAGAAGGAGAAGGCAAAGATATTTGTCAAGACCATGTGGCCGGCAATTGTCGCTATAATTGTTACGTGCTCATCAATTGTTATGTCTCATAAAATGAACGCTAAGAAGATCGCACTCCTGTCCGCAGCATACACGACTGCGACACAGAAGGCATCGGAGGCTGCCGAGAAGAAAGCAGAGCAGTTCATTAAAGAAAAAATGGGGGACGATGCCGCCAAAGAATACAAAGATAAAGTCGATAAAGATCACGAGGTTACCGATAAGATAGTATCCAACGTCGGTAAGGATTATATTATCGAGACTGATGGCGGCGATGACCTTTTTATCGACTATTGCACAGGACATGCGTTTAGAGCGTCCAAGGGCTATATAAAAGCAAGCCTGACTGCATTAAACCAAACGATAATGGATAATCAGGAGGATTTCATAACATATCACGACGTCATGGATCATATAGCTCCTGGTTTCCCAGAAACAGGATTCTCACTTAAATATGGTTTCTGTACTACAGATAGACGCAATGATTGGCCTTTAACTGTATCATATAGTCTTGGCGCTACAGCGTCAGGAGAGCCGTGTCACGTTATATCGTTTGATCGTGAACCGGTTCAGTTATTCGAATACTAAATTCGCAAATGAAACACGTTATATAATGGGTAATGAGGCCCGTTAGATTTTATATTTCAAAAAGGAGGACATTATTATGTCGAAGATGAAAGAAAAGATGAAAGAAGTAAACGAACACGTAGTTGATGTAGAGGCTACAGAGGTCACAGAGACTATGGATGAAACAGAGAATGAAGAATTCATGACTGTTCGTGTTCCTAAGGCTAAAGGCTATGAGATGCTGGCCAACGGCGAGGCAAGTGAAGTCGAGATCAAAGAGACTGAACCTGAAGAGGAACCCAAGGGGAAAAAGAAGATATTCACCAAGGACAACCTTAAGAAGGTAGGTAAGATTATCGCAATCACTGCGACAGCAGCTGGTGCAGTAGCTACAGGCGTGGCTATAGGAAGGAACAAGAAGAAGTCTGACGATGTTACATTCGAGTCTGTACCCCCTCAGGGGCTCCCAGACAACGGTGAGAACGAAAACGTCGAAACAACTTATGAGACAGAAAATGACGAGATTGATATTGAGATCTAATCGAATTGGAGCTAGGGCTCGTGGAAACACGGGCTCTGACTCTTTATATTTAAGGAGGTGCCAAAATGGCAGACAAGAAAAAGCCAACAGCTAATGGTATCAAGGTAGTAAAGAAATCCATTGGCGAGAGATTGGCTGAAACATTCTTCGGGGGTACGATAAAGGATGCTAAGTCGTTTGTGATTCACGAGCGTATAGTACCTGCGATCAAGGAAATGATATTTGAATCGTTTACTGGCGGTCTCGATCAACTCCTGAATGGTAACAACGCTCATACTGGCTATAAGAATTACAATAAGGTTGCTGGTGGGGTATCCATATACACGCCGCCGGCCGTTACATCTTATAGTGCGATATCAAGTGGTAAAGCTAAGCCTCAGATTGGTGGATATTCCAGTCGCAACCCTGAAACTCTCGTGTTTTACGATGTAAAGGATGAGAATGGACACACCATCAGAGGCAGAGACAGAGCATCACATGTCCTTGGTGAGCTTCAGAAGCAGATAATGACCGCAGGATATGCCACCGTGTCCGATTACTACGATTTTGCGGAGGTAACTGCAGGACATTTTACCGATAATAATTTCGGATGGACTGATCTCTCAACGGCTCGTATCATGCCTAGAGATGGCGGATACGTGATCGCGTTGCCACCAGCCGATCAAGTCAAGTGAGGTGATATTTCATGAAGACATTTAACGAATGGCAGAAGGAAAAAGAACTCGAAGACACCACCGTCGTATATACGAATGACTCGTATGAAAAGCAGTGGGCGGATGCTATCGATCAAGCTCTTGCTGACGCAGCATTGGAGGCGTTCAAAGAGTCTATACGAAATAATATATTTAGCGTTTTGGAGAAACCGCACCCATCTGATGCAGACCTTAACTGGCTTCAGAGAAGGATTGAAACCAAAATTGATGTTCTTAACAAGATAATACATTTAAGTAAAACGGAGGGCGTAACACATGAATCAGAATGCAGCGAGGGAACTAACGAGAGAAGAGAGGATGCGGAGGATTGATATTTCCGCATGTAGAAACCTTGAGCCAGATCCATTAGGAAGGGAATGGCACTTTATAAATCTCTCCGAGTTTGAGTTCCAAATAAGACAGGACGAGATGCATAAATATATGGCATTAAGACGTAAGGAACGTGCACGCAGAAGATGGTATAGAGAGGCCAAGGTCGATCTGTTCAAAGCCACACTGTTACCTAGAATGTGTGGACTAATCATGATCGCCATGACCATATCGACTCTGTTTCTGCTTCGTGCAATGGGCGAAACGATGGTCGATGGCACTTGGATGTTCGTGACTCTTGCTATCGGGGTCCTGTTACTCATAATGCCCGGATCGAATAAACCTAAAAAATAAGGAGGACTATATATGTCGTTTATATCTAAACTAAAGCTTGGCGCAGGCGCAGTCAAGCTCGTATTAAAGACACATGCGCCGGAGATATTGTTAACCGTCGGTCTTGCTAGCGGTGTTGCAACCGTCATAACGGCTTGTAAGCAGACAACTAAGCTCAGCGAAATAATCGACGACACCAACGAGGAGCTTGCTGAAGCAGACAAGGCTCTCAATGGCGAGGTTAAGAGAAAAGAAGGAACCACATACACCAAAGAGGAGCATGATAAGGACGTAACCATAATCAGAGCGCACGCTGCTGGCAGAATCGCTAGGAATTATGCGCTGCCAACAGGTCTGGGTGTACTGTCTGTATTCTGCATCCTGGCTAGTTTCAGAATAATGCATAAGCGTAATGTAGCACTCGCAACGGCATTTAACGGCGTATCGGCGGCATTCGCGAAGTATCGCGAGCGTGTAAGATCTGAACTGGGTGACGACATGGATCGCCACTTTCGTTATGGAAACAAGCTCAAGTATAAGAAAGTGCTGGATGAGAATGGTAATGTCGTGGATGTCAAGACAGAGGACACATTCTACAAAGATGAGTTCCATTTTGACGGTGATCCTGTGTGCTATGATTTTAATGATAAGACCTCGACCGAATGGAAAGACAAGTTCAACAGAAGACCCCAAAACTGGCAGAGACTCAACGACGTTTACGACTGGGCGAATATTAAGATCGCTACAAAGGGGCATGTATTCCTTAATGAAGTTCTTTACGAACTCGGTCTCCCACTTTGTCCAGCGGGTCAAATATTGGGTTGGCGTAGGCGTTTTAGCAATGACCCCGAAGAGCGCTTTAGATGCCCTGATTTATCTTTCGGCCTGGAAGATATTAAGAATATGCTTGGCGTCGATGGTAACCCGATTTCGGGCTTTGATCTCCAGCATCTCGACTCGTATCCTCTCGTGTTCAATTGTATTGATATTGCACATAATACGAAGATGTGGGAGAGGGACCGTCCGTATTCAAGCCTTTGCTCAGCACGTATAAAGAGTCACGCTTGGTAGGAGGTTCGCCATGAATAGCACAACAGTTAAGGGATTGATATTTGCAGCTGGGGCCTTGGTTGGCTCCGCTGTTACTTATATTTTGTGTTCCAAGGCTGAAAAAGATCGTCGCGATGAGCTCGTGGCATCTTACGAAGCAGAGATAAAGGAACTTAACGAGTCAATGTACGCAAAAGATATTCCTCAGGAGACGCAGGAAGCCACATCGACCGTTGATCCGATGAAGTTTAAGGCTGAAGCAAGCACCGACTACACTAGCAAGTTTAATCCTAGTGAGGTTGCTTCGCCTGTAAGTGCGTCATACGAATCGTTTATAAAAGCCCAGGCTCATCCCGAAGAGGAAGAAGTCGGTCTCGTTCTCGTGACACAGGAAGTGTATGAGAATAACCCAATGGGCTATACCAAGTTCGAGCTGAGATATTACATGGACGATGATTATCTGTGTGACGTAAACGATCTTGAAACACCGATAATGGATGTCCAGAAGTATGTCGGTTATGAGAATTTGGAAGTATTCAAGAACACGGATGAAGAATACATCTGGATAGCAAATCACGCAACCAAGAGCATATACGAGGTTGAGGTATATCGCAACGGCCCTTGCCCGATTAACGACGTATTCTTCCCGGAATGATATTCGCTATTTAAACAGGTATTATAATGGAGGTGATTAAAAATGGCAGAAACAAAACTGTGGGAGTATACCGACGAACAGATAAGTGCGGCGATAACCATGTGCCATGAAAAATTTATCAAATCGACTAGCGCAGAAGACGCTAAGGAATGGAAAGAGATTGAGACTATGTTCTTGAGAGAGCAGAGAGAACGTATGGAGCTTATGCTTAAGGACGAGACCGATGCTTGCGAAAAATCACAGGATCAAAATAGGTTCAACTTCGAGAAAGAGAAGTGGGAACGCGAAACTGAGACTGAGACTAAGAAAAGCAAGGTTGGTACTATTCTTAAGATAGGTGAAATCGTTATCGGGATCTTAGGAGCTGGTGCGTCTGTTGCATCCTCAGTGTTAAACTACAAAGCGAAGAAGTACGAATTTGATAAAAAGGTGGAAGCATGGGATAGAGCTTGTACGTTTGAAGAAAGTGGGAATATCCCATTACAGGCTGCTAACAAATTAATCAAATTTTAAAACAAACAGAGGCTTCGTGGAAACACGGGGTCTCGAGTTTTCATGAAAGTAGGTGATATTTATGGACGGTGATTACACCGAGTATTATAGATGGCTCATATCGATCATAGAGCCTCCCGAGACAGTTAGATCGCCAATACGCGACTATGGTATACTGCTATTCTCACTGTGGCGTAGAGACTATTTCTGGTATGACAGATATGAGCGTGAGGAAGACAGAGCCAATGACGGTCGTTGCCTCAGAGAGCGGTTCATGATGGAGTTCGATACGACGCCAGACGCAGTTCCACAGGGCCCGACAAACGTTCTGGAGATGCTCATAGCACTTGCGATCCGAATAGATAACACTGTTCACGACTGGACGATAGGATCAAGACCATGGGAATGGATGGTAATGTTCATAACTAATCTGGGTCTTGCGGACTTCACGGACAATAACTTACACCCTGCCGACGAGGGTTATATTTCTGATCGACTTGAGCGATGGATGTCACACGATATTGGTAGACGCGGCGAGAGAGGTTTGTTTAGATTCCGAACTCCGGCAAGTAAGACTGATATCGAGCGGATGACAACGTGGGATCAGATGCAATATTGGGTGATCGAATTTTTCCCGTAACGATTTTATATTTTTGAAAGGAGGTGGCGATTAGGTGGACTTTGTGAAGATTATATACACATTTAATAAGGGCGAGAAGGTATACGAACCCGATTTCGGAGTAGAGCAACGGCCAACAGATCTCATGGTACGAGGCGGTGATTTTTACGCCGTATGGGACGAGGATAAGGGTCTCTGGTCTACAAACGAATATGATGTGCAACGCTTAGTCGACGCCGATATATGGGCGGCAATAAAATCGGATCCTGTCCCCGAAAATTGTCACGGGAAATTTCTTTCATCTTTTAAATCTGGCAAATGGCTCGAATGGAAAAGATATTTAAAAGCGTTACCCAACAAATGGACTCAACTGGATACAAACGTCGTATTCAGCAACACAGAGACCAAAAAAGAAGATTACTGTTCTCAGAAATTACCGTATGCTCTAGAATATGGAGATATGAGCGCTTATGAAGAGATAATCTCGACATTATATTCTCCAAAAGATAGAGAAAAGATAGAATGGGCTATAGGTGCAATCATATCCGGAGATAGCAAAATAATTCAGAAGTTCCTAGTTCTATATGGTTCGGCTGGAACAGGTAAATCAACGGTGCTGAACATAATACAGATGATATTTGACGGATACTGCAAATCGTTCGAGGCTAGTTCTCTTACGAATAAAGACAATCGATTTGCTTTCGAAGCGTTCAGATCAAACCCATTGGTTGCAATCCAACACGATGGTGATTTAAGTAAGATAGAAGACAATACCAAGCTTAATAGCCTAATATCTCACGAAAGAATCATAATGGAAGAGAAGAACGTAAAGCATTATGAAATGGCGTTCCACAGTTTCCTAATGATGGGCACCAATACCCCTGTACGAATCACAGATGCTAAGTCAGGTATCATCAGACGACTTATAGACGTGAATCCGAGCGGGGATAGGTTACCGTTCGACAAGTATCAGCAATTAATGGCTCGAGTACAGTTTGAACTAGGCGCGATTGCATATCATTGTCTCGAGGTCTATAAGGAGCGCGGTAAGGGATACTACGATTCGTATGTTCCGATCAGTATGATATCCGCAACCAACGACTTCTTCGACTTTGTAGAGTATCACTACGAGGAATGGTCTGGGGCCGACATGATAACACTCGATACGGCATGGAAGCAGTATAAGGACTATATCGACTTTGCGAACATTCCGTATGGTCTTCCACATAGGAAATTCAAAGAGGAGCTTAAAAACTACTTCAGAGAGTTTAGTGACAAGGCCATTGTCGACGATGTTGAGTACAGCAAATTATATTCTGGTTTTAAGAAAGAGAAATTTGCCATATCTACTCCAGAGCTACACATAAAGAACCTTGATACGTGGCTAAAATTCGACAGACAGCCATCGATATTCGACGTGGTTGCTCAGGATTATACCGCACAGTATGCAAACGACGAAGGAAAACCATGCTGTTCATGGGACAAGGTTACGACGAAGTTGTCTGATATAGACACGTCGAAGCTTCATTACGTCTTGTTCCCTAAGGATCAGATTAACCACATCGTAATGGACTTTGATATTAAGGACAGCGATGGTAAGAAGAGCCTAATCAAGAACGTCGAAGCCGCTTCAAAATTTCCTCCGACGTATGCGGAGCTGTCGAAGTCCGGAAATGGCATACATCTTCACTATATGTATATTGGGGACGTTAACGAATTATCTTCTATATTCGAACGAGATGTAGAAGTAAAGATATTTAAGGGCAATTCCAGTCTGAGAAGGCAACTGACTAAGTGTAACGACTTACAGATAGCTAATCTCAATGGGTGTTTGCCTAAAAAAGAGGTGAAAAAGAAAGACGTGTTAGACAAAGATATTTTCGCAAACGAGAACGTGATCCGTGCTATGATAATCAGGAATCTAAGGAAAGAGTATCATGACGACACGAGCTCGTCTGTTAATTATATATCTGCTATATTGCAGAAAGCATATGAGTCAGGAATCCCATATGATGTATCTGACTTAGAGAACGACGTTATAGTATTTGCAAGCCAAAGTACTAATCAGTCGGATAGGTGTCTTAAAGTCGTTAGTCAGATGCATTTCAAGTCTGAAGAGCCAAGGGAAGATACGCCTGCGACGACTGAGAACGATGATAAACTCGTATTCTTCGATGTTGAGGTGTTCCCGAATTTGTTCATCGTCGTATATAAGCCAGATGGAGAACAATGCGTAACTCTCATAAATCCTACGGCAGACAGGATTACGGAGTTGACTAAACTCAAACTTGTAGGTTTCAACAACCGCAAGTATGATAATCACATACTATACGGTCGTATGATGGGGTATACAAATATTGAGCTTTACAGGCTCTCTCAGAGAATAATAAATAATAAGGATGACAGAGGCTTCTACGAGGCCAACAATATGTCGTACACTGATATTTATGACTTCTCATCTAAAAAACAGGGTCTGAAGAAGTGGGAAATAGAACTTGGCATCCATCATCACGAGCTCGGTCTTAAGTGGGATGAACCTGTTCCAGAGGAATTGTGGGATACGGTTGCTTCGTATTGTGTTGATGATGTCATCGCTACAGAGGAAACATTCCATCATCTAAAGAACGATTTCTCTGCGAGATTGATATTGGCAGACTTATCCGGCGGCACGCCAAACGATACGACCAATACCCACACAAGAAAAATTATATTCGGTAGAGAGTCCGAACCAGGCCTTGTATATACAGACTTGGCTACCGGTGATATGTTTGACGAGTTCAATCAGAAGATTGGTCCAGGGCATAGATATTGGCCTCTACTTCAAGCATATTGGGACAAATTTAACGACGGGAAACCGATAATAAATGCGTTCCCGGGATATGAGATGCTCACAGGAGACGAACTTGCTAAGCGTGGATATTCTAACTTCAAAGAAGGCGACCTTAAGCGATATAACTTCTATCGCGGAGAGGATGTTGGATTTGGTGGATATGTATTCGCTAGACCGGGAATGTATCTTAATGTGGCGCTGCTGGATATTGCGTCTATGCATCCACATAGCATACTGTCTCTTCTGTTATTCGGTATATTCACGAAGATGTTCGAAGACCTTGTCGATGCCCGTATAGCGATAAAGCATCACGATTACGAAGCGGTTATAAATATGCTTGGCGGCAAACTTGCTAAGTATGTTACAAACGACGAGGACGCAGATGCATTGAGTAAGGCTCTGAAGATACCGATTAACTCAGTATACGGCTTAACCTCGGCGTCGTTCGTTAACGCGTTTAAGGACGAGCGTAACATCAATAACATAGTCGCTCTGAAAGGCGCATTATTCATGGTTAATCTTAGACACGAAGTCGAGGATCGTGGATATTGTGTAGCACACATAAAGACCGATTCGATAAAGATACCGAATGCTGACGATGAGATAATCAAGTTCGTAATGGATTACGGCAAACAGTACGGATATACATTTGAGCACGAAGCGACGTATGAACGTATGTGTCTTGTGAACAATGCGGTTTATATTGCTAAGTATAAAGGCGGTAAACACGACGGAGAGTGGACTGCTACTGGCGCAGAATTCCAGGTTCCATATGTATTCAAGACACTGTTCTCACATGAACCTATCGAATTCAGTGATCTTTGTGAGACTCGTTCAGTTAAGTCTGCTTTATATTTGGATATGAACGAGGGTCTTGGCGAGGGTGAGCATGACTACAAGTTCGTAGGACGAGTTGGTCTGTTCTGTCCGGTTAAGGCTGGATGTGGCGGTGGACTGCTCATGAGAGAGTCTGGACCTGATAAGTACGCCTTTGCGACGAACTGTACTGGATATCGCTGGCTTGAGGCCGAGGATGTTCGTAATTCTGGTCGTGAAGACATCATAGACGAGCGGTATTATATGCAGATGTGCGATGACGCCAAGGAGCATATATCCGAGTTCGGTGATTTTGATCGATTTGTAAATGGCGGATACATCGAACCAACACCATGGCTTAGCGATGAAGAGTTACCGTTCTAATCGCGAACGAAACGGCCTCTATAATGGAGGTGATATTATGAAAAAAGCAATAGGATATACGATATGTGCGGTATTAAGTTTTGCTATAGGTTGCTATTATAGTCTTATTCTTTCTGCGGGAATGAATGAGATGAATGGCAATGAAGCATTTACTAAATACATGAAACCATATTCAAAATTATACTATAAGCTTACAGGAATCAAAAACATCTAACACAAGAGACTACTCAAACGGGTAGTCTCAACATTTATATTTAACATGGAGGAATAACACATGAAAATCACAGTAAACGAGAGAACACACACAGTAACAATGCTGGACTGCGAGCTTGAGGGTAAGAATTTCAGTGGCTCGACAGGGCTTTGGTGGGACAAGTTTAACGACGGAACAAAGCGCAAAGTCGCTATCAAGCTAACCGAGGAAGAGGCTAACTGGTTCGCTGCGCAGGGTGCAAAGGTAAGATGCATGGAACCCAATGAGAAATACCCTGAACCCAAGTTCTTTATCGAGGTACTGATCGGATATAAGGGAAAGAAGGCGCCCGAGCCTGGACAGCCCTGGAATACATTCGAAAATGGGCCCAGGGTTGTAATGGTCGTTCCTGGCGGCAAGAACACCGACCTTACCGAGCAGACTGTTGGCAACCTCGACAGGGCTTATATTGTCCAGTTCGATATGGAACTCAGGATGGCTCCTGCTAAGCTGAAAGATGGATCGAGAGTCATGAGAGGTGATATTCCTGGCGTTACGCTGTATGCTGAGAGAATATTCGCCACAGTAGAGAGGAACGAACTGGAAGCAAGATATGAAGGTCTGACTATGGAACAGAGTATAGCAGACCAGGAGGATTATGAGGAGTATCTCAGACTTAAGAGCAAGGGCAACGTTCCATTCTAATTCGCGGGATGTGCAGCTCATATAATGAAAAGAGTTGATTGCTATGACAATCGATAAGAATAAAATCAGAACTCGGATTGGATGGATAAAACAGTATGACTTGCTTTTTGGTCCAGAGAATGTTGAGGAAAAGCAGTTTTTAATTATTGACTATGAGGGCTACGGAACTGTTGTAGACCTTGAAGGCGATGTTGAGAGCTTGACCGCAACACCATATGGTGATAAGGCATGGATGTATTTTACTGAAAAGTATCTTAATGAAGAAGATGAGTATGATTACAGAGTAATCGATTATGGCATTTACGAATGACAAACAGAGACTTCGTGGAAACACGGGGTCTCTAACTTATAATGGAGGTGATATTTATGAAATATATTGCAAAATTATATGTGCTTTCAACGGCAGCGTTGGCTATTTATTCCATCATGCAGTATAAAACGATCAAAGACCTTAAAGACACACTTGATAGGCGTGATAACCTTTCGAGTATTCAAAATGAAGTCATCAAGGGTTTTAATCGGGGGATTGGTGTCGTTAGGAGTTGGCGTGAAGACGGAAAAATAACTGCGGATATGGAATCCGAATTTGGGAACGTAATAGACGTTGACGACGTAACAAAAGAAAAAATAAATAAGCTTTAATTTGATAGAGACTTTTTATTCCGGGGTGGGCAACTGCCCCGGTTTTTGCACGTAATTATTAAGGAGTGATATTTTTATGGAAATCATGTACAGAAATTACAAAGACGAAGAGGACCTGTTTATTGTTGACGATTATAAAAGCTATATGACTGGGAATCTCGGCGAAGGGGAACATATGCTCGCTGGTTGTGTAGCATTTGACGATGATATTAAAAGCGGAGCTGTTTATGGTTTTGCGAAAATGGCGAAGGACGCACACGCCGACATGGTGATGATAGACTTTTCGAATTTGACCGAGGCAACGGATGAGGACTTTGAAATTGTCGATGCCGCGCTCAAGGAGTTATTCGAAGGTGACGAATATATGGACTCTAAAACGTACGACTTGCGGTGGAGTTTTATTCGTGTTCCGAGACATCTAAGATAAGAATATTATTAGAGGTGATTTTTAATGGGGGTAAGAAACTATAGATATAAATGTCCAAGATGCGGAGCGCCAATGGACCGAGAAAATGGTTGGCACTGCAGCGCGCACTGCGGCATGAACGTAATAGACATATGCGGAACAGAGCTTAATGATAGTATAATAACTAACCTATTATACATGCATGAGCATCCAGAATGCAGGAGAAGATTTATAAATGTCAACATAAACGGTACCAAATGCCAGGTATTTCCAATTGTTGATGAATCTGTAAAAGGTGACGAGACATTCTATTGTTGGTATTATTCGCCAATATCGGAATGTCGGGATTATTGTTATTATGTAGGAGGATAATTATGTTAGACGCTAAAAGTGCAAGAGAAAAGTCTATGACGGCGGTTGAAGAGCTCTCGGACAAGCAGCTTGAGTATATCGAACGCGAAATAACCAACGAATGCAACCACGGGCATAGAAGTGTAGACTTTACTGGTACGTTTCAGTCGACTACTGTAAAAAGACTTAGAGACATGGGTTATATTGTCAATCTTTTCGACGACCAGAAAGAGGGAGAAACGTGGACTACAATAAGTTGGTAAGAAGGAGTGATATTTTATGAAAAAGATAGTGCTTAAAATGGCCATTCGAAGCCGTGATGCCAATATAAGAGAAGACATTTTGAAAACGTTAGTCGACGAATTTGAAAAGACAGGCATGCTCTTGTTGCCCGATTTTGTCGATTTCGTAACGGTTATAGATGACGAGGGTGAACTTGAAATTGAGTTTGAGGAGTGATATTTATGGACGAAAACGAACAGAACTTTGACTTTGAAGGGAATGAATCGTGGATGTTATTGGCATTACTTGCGATGATTGGCAGTATGAGTAATCCAGAACCTCCGGATGATATTCCGCAATGCTGCATACCATATGCAAGCGATGGCCGAGGTTTCATGCAAGCAGATAAAATTACGCTCGATGAGTTCACAATTGAACAAATGAGAGCCGCGGCGATGAATAAGAAAGAAACCGATAAGTTACGACTTGATTCGATGTATGGGGATTGTATGCATAAAGAAAACGACGAAGATGCAAAAGACAAAGACATTGACTACTACAAACGGGAGTTAGAAAAAATAAAGAAAGAGATCGAAAGATATAACGATGAATATATAAAAGAACACGAACCAGATGGTTATAGAGGCCTATACGGACGGTCTTGGGATGTATAAGAAAGAGGTGATATTTTATGAAAGAGTTGGAACGTGAATACAGTACCGAATTTGATAAGCTCAGAAAGAGCAGAGTTGAGGTAAGCTACTTCAAATATGGACCTGCTCGCGATAATTTCGGTGGCGGTCGTGTCGACGCAATCGGAAGCCTGGAACTATGCCTTGAGAAGTTCAAGAAGACTGGAAATACTGAATATTTGCTGGATGTTGCGAACTATGCGATGTTCAGATATATGTATCCGCTTCCAGGCGAATATTTCAAAGCAACGGACAGTGGCGAAAGTGCAGGAACAGTCGGTACACCGATAAATATGGAAAGAGAGTGATATTTGTGTCGAATCTGGAACATTGTCTTGAGAACGCCATCGTAGCTATCGAAGAAGGTAAAGACTACGATCAGTGGCGTTATGAAGAGATGCCAAGGGGTAATGCGAGCCCTTTCAACAAAGATTGGGCGGTGCTTACCGATGAGTCTATTATAAACCTTAAAGATATATGGTCAATGGCCATGTATGTGGTTTATACGTATAAGAAAGGGTGATTTTTATGTCTGGTAACGAATTTTTTAAACTTGTCATGAAAGAAGCAATGAACAAAGTCATAGATGATGGTGAGTATTATGACGAGACCGATGATGGAGCAGGAAAATTCGAACTATCTTCGGACGGAGAACAATACATTCGGAGAGTTGCGGCCATTGCATACGAACTGAGTGGACTTATTAGTAAAGACTATGAAATCGGATGATATTCTCTACCCTCATCAGAAAGAGGCAGTCGAGAAGATGCATAACGGCTGTCTCTTATGCGGTGGGGTTGGTTCGGGTAAGTCCATCACATCTTTATACTATTACTTCTATAAAGAATGCGGAGTCATTAAATTACCTTTATATATCATAACGACTGCTCGTAAGAGGGACACGGCTGAATGGTATACCGAATGCTTGAGATTCCCAGGCCTTAAACCGGTTGCCGTGGATTCTTGGAATAATATAGGAAAATATGCAAATGTCAGGAATGCGTTCTTTATATTTGACGAGCAGAGAGTCGTAGGGAAGGGAAAATGGAGTAAGATGTTCATACGCATCGCTAAGAATAACAAATGGATATTACTGTCAGCTACTCCAGGGGACACGTGGCTCGACTATATCCCGGTCATGATAGCGAATGGATATTATCGCAACAGAACAGACTTCCTGACTCAGCATGTGGTGTTTAATCCATATGTCAAGTATCAGCAAGTTCAGAAATACATCAACTGCGACAAACTCGTATGGATTAAGTCGAAGATATTAGTCGACATGGAACTTATACGTCATACCGAGCGTCATGTCGAATATATCGAATGCGGCTACGATAAGGAACTGTATAAGAAAGTCATGAAACATAGATGGGATATTTACGAAGATTGTCCTATTGAAAACGTTTCTAGACTATGCTCTATAATAAGGCGCATACCAAACGAGAGCGCTAGCCGACAAGTAGCTCTCATCAACTTGGTACGAGAACACCCGAAGTGTATTATATTTTACAACTTTGACTACGAGCTTAACATTATTAAGGAGGCTTTAAATGGAACAGATATGGTACTCGCGGAATGGAACGGTCATCGGCACGAGTCCATACCAGATAGCGATAGATGGGCTTATCTGGTACAATACACCGCTGGGTCGGAGGGGTGGAATTGTGTGGAGACCGACACTGTTGTTTTCTACAGTTTATCCTACTCATACAAAACTACTGAACAAGCTATGGGCAGAATTGATAGACTTAACACACCCTTTAAAGACCTTTTTTACTTTTTCTTGGTGTCTAGGGCGCCTATCGATATAGCGATAAGGAGATGCTTAGCTAGGAAGAAGGATTTTAACGATTCGCAAATAAAACGGTTCTTATAATGGAAAGACTACTTGGAAACAGGTAGTCTCTAACTTTCTAGAGGAGGAATAATGATGAATAAGTATTTAAAAGAAATCGTAGAGGGGGTTTTAACAGCCGTCATTGTCATGGTGATATTCTTGATAGCGGTTGGGCCTAAGACATTCACAGGTGCCATATTCTCTATACTGGCATTCTCATTCGGTGCTGCTGGTATAGCGATAGGTTGTACAAAGATATTATACGGGGAATTAGAAAGGTGGTGGCTTGGCGATGCGAGCACATATAAGAAAGATACCGACGAAGGAAACATATCTTAAGAACCTCGCCAATGTTATGGAGAGCATGACGGTCGATGTATCTCCGGAGATATTTGAGAAGTTCGAGCAGAGGTTGGCTTCTGATGAGTATTTCGAAAAGATGAAGGAAGCGCTTGGAGGTAATGAAGATGAGCAAGAGTGACTTTATATTCTACAAGATAGGTGGTTACATCCATCTAGCTGGCGCGGGTTTGATAATTGGTCTGTATAAGTATGGCCATTATATGTTAGCGGCGGCCATAGGTTTTGCGATCGCCATAACATGGTATATACTCCTTACGATTGCGTACAGCGCAATTAAGAAGCGTACGGATGCCATAGAGGAGGAACTTCGCAAATGAGACTATAGCCTATGACTCACAAACAGTGGGTCTGGGTTTTTGCACGTAATTATTTATTTTATGAGGTGATATTTGATGTATAAAGTAATGTTTAAGATTTACAAGAATGATGGGGATGCGGTTGAGGATCTTGGAACATCGGTTTATCCTAATACGTACTCCGAACTCAGGAATGCTCGTAGGATGCTTAAGAGGGACTTTAATATAACTGTTCTTAATAAAGAGAAGAAGCCTGCGCCGCTTGATAATTTCAAGGTCGTAAGATCGTATTATCGTAAGTCGATGGCTGGCAATCCGATGTTGTCAGTAAGGTTTTACATCGTAGAGGAGGATTAATTATGGAGGACATAGTGAAGATTAAAACTGGTTGGGGGACGGCTATTATATCCAAAATCATATCGCATGCTCTTAAGAAGGCTGGGTATGACATGACAATACAAGTAAAGGACTTTGATGCTGTCAACGATGATGACGGAGACGAGGTTGTAGCTGAGGTTCACGCGACCGTCAGAATGGATAAGAAGTCGATAATTAGGCTGTTGAAGTGAGGTGATATTGTATGGACGGTATACATAAAGTAAAAAACGATTTCTGGAAACTCAGAGATTTATACGAGAATCATTCTATCGGAGAATTTCAGATAGAGTTTATGAGGATATCGGATTCATATCTCGATACGGATTTCGATCCCGATGCATTCTTTCCAAATAAGGTTGACCTGAAACGTAGAGTGAATGCTATAATAGATGAACTCCGTACTGTTAAGTTATTGGCCGGTAAGAATGTCGATGCTTCAGAATACATATCAAACATGGAACATGCGATCATGCTATGTTTATCGATAAAGGGTATGAAGTGGATCAAAGAGAAACCTGAGTGGACGATACCGACTGATGAGATACGGATAATGGAGGAAGAATAATGAAAGAGACTGATTACATAAATGCTTATAGAATGGCCCTTGCGCAATTTAATCTTAATCAAATCAGGAATGAGAATGAGATGCTGAAAACTACAGCTGGAATGACCGCTCCTATTCCCGCGTATAATTTTCTGCCCGTGTCTAGGCTCGAGAATATTGGGCCTAGTGTTAAGTTTTCGGACTGTTTTGAACCGGTAAAGCCGCCGGAGGACGATGATTATAAACGCGGATTTCTGGATGGCTGGGTTAAGTGTACGGATTATTTCATAAAGCACGAGTTGAATAAGGAAGGTGATATTTGATGCCAAAGAAACCAATATTCGAAGACAGGGCTCCTAGACCAAGACCAGGGAAGCCGCCCGATCATCCTCCGGTTAGAGTCTGGGAGACCGGAGAAGTATTCGAGACGTATAAGGAAGCTGGAGAGAGTGTCGGATGCACACGCTGGGGAGTCATGCGATGCTGCAAAGGAACTCAGACTGATTCACATGGTTATCACTTTGCTTATGAACCTGGCGCTAAGGGGTTTGAAGACTGGAGTAACCATGGTGTGTTTATAGACGATGACTTATGGTGGATGGGGTGATCGCAAATGAAACGGGGTGTATAATGGAGGTGATATTTTATGAAACGTCAAAAGCTAAAAGAAATCATGGAAGCTTATAAACCAAAGTTATTACCGTTGGACATACTTATGATGTCTATGAGTATGAACCAACAAAAAGCAAAGGCTTTGGCACAGAGTTTTATGATTGCAAGCAACGTTTTTGAAAAGTATAGAACCAAAGTAATCAAAGAGGAACTTGAAGAACTCGAGTGGCAATGTTATATGGAATCAGTCGGCTTTAACTGGGAAATATATGATGACTGGGACTTTGACTGGAGCATGTACGATTGACACGAGGAGGGCAAGTTCCCTCTTCTTTTAATTTTTAAGAGGTGATATTATGATGAATGTGAAAGTTGTTACATCTACCAATAGCGCGGAATTTGAGCGCGGTGTCGATTATTATATCGGCGAGGGTTATCATGTCGTTAAGTATTGTACAGAAACGGTTCATGTAACCGTGGTATCAAATGGTGGCTATCATTCCAAAAACATACAGAAGATTCAGTATATAGCATTCATGGAGAGGTGATATTTTATGAAAGATAGAAGTGGATACTGGAAACCTAAGGAGCCAGTGCTTGTTTATAATTACCCGTTAGCCCCAACACGTGGAAATACGCCTATGGAAATACTCAATAATATTTTAAAGGATAATAACGATAGACCGGACGCGTATGATGCTGTATCAAAAAGTGTTATGGATATTCTCAGTGATAGACTCGCGTATTTTGGGGATGTTATAATAAGTCTTCGCGTAGGCGACCACGATATAATCATACGAGGAGAGTTCACTACAGATAACGGCGAGCCAGGCTACTATGTCGCTCAGTGGGACTGGTGGGAAGGCGAAGAGAAGATATGGATTAATTATATTATTTTTGAAGATTATTTTGACGAGTTTATGGAAGGGGTTGAGTGTAATGGCTAAAGTTCTACTCAAAAAGACATATCGATGTGACCCTTATAAGAATGAAGAGTGCAGAAAGACAGGTTGTTTGCTTAATGGCGGAGAGTGTGGAGCAACTAGCAAAAAGGAGTACGCCGTTATAGATTGGCGAACTGGGAAACCGATACTGTTACCAGAGTTTAATATGATAGAGATAGAGGAGGAAGAATAATGAATCAATTTGAATATATGAAACTTATGCCTTTTATAGAACCGGTATTTTATGACGACATGGGCACTGCTGATTCAATAATAAAGGCTATTCAGACTTATCAAGAAGATGAAAACTTTGTGCCGAAAGTTAAGGGATTACCAGGTATATATGGCACCGAGTATAATAGCGGGGTTATATTTACAATTGATTCGGCTTCGATGGATGTGAATTATAACGCGGTTCATTATGATATAGAATTAATTGCAAACGGTATGACGATAGGTTCTAAGCATCTTCATGAATATATGATAAGGGTTACTGCTAAGTGCAAGCTTCCCGATGAAGAACCAATATCACTTTCCGGATATGCACTGTTAACGCGAAACGTTCATGACGTTATACCATTTATAGAAAAAGGCATGTTTGATAAAATGGTATCTGATGTACTCGGTAACATTGCTTGGCGTATACAGCAATATTGTCTAAAGGCGGCTAAGAAATATATCGTTAAAGCCAATGAAGATAACTGGCGTTTTAACAAAGATATTGAGAAGTATCTAACAGAACCGCCTAAACCGATCGAGTTTGATAAGAATGAGGAGGAATAATGATGGCTAGCGTATGTATGAACCCCGTATGCCGTGTTGAAGGTCGTTGCGATTATTGCGACGCAAGGTGCCCACATTACGCAGAGGGATGGGCGTTGCTTCAGGCGATTGAAGGCCTTCCGTCCGACCTTTCCGACGGATTAAAGGATTTGGCACACGATATAACTTTACAGCGAATTGAGGAGGACTAAAAATGGGATTAAAACGAGTAGATGAGAACGACGTACGAATGACCGCAAAGGAGTTTGAACGTTGGAACCAATCAGCGTGTAAGGGCTGTAAGGCATTTAACGGCTTTTATACCGAGGATGGATATCCGGTATATTATAACTGCAAAGCTCACAATGTAACCGGCTATGATTTCGTACGTGAGATGCCAAGATATGGGTGTAGCTTTGCACAAAGAGTGTCACAAGATATGATGAATGAGGAGGAATAATGGCACATAATGAATCACTTAATGATATGACAGGCCATGACTATCAGATGGGATACAAAGATGGCGGAATATATGTTCTCGACCGGCTGCATGATAAAATCATAGAAGTAATGATGAATTCTACTGACGAAGCCGATAAATATTGGCCGACGCATAGACAGGCCGTACAGACTGCAATAGAAAATACGTATAGTCAAGTTAAAGACTGGGCCGATGATATTTTGGAGGAGTTAAAAAATGAGCAAGAGTGATAAGGAATTTCTGTGTTATCTTATATGCCTGTCGTGGGATAGGCTTGATGACCAAGAGAGAATAAGAGCATCTAAGATCATTCGTGAGATTACGGATAAGGAAGATGACCTGCCTGATGATCTTGAACCGGATTATATGACGATTGAAAAAGCCAAGAAGTTCGGGGGCCAGTTTAATTATAAAGAGTATGAGGAGGAATAAAGATGAACGTATTATTTAAAACATTTAAAGAAGCTGGGGACTTATTTATAATAGAGGATTACATGGAGGAAAATACCATAACTGATAGTAATGATTTGTTTCTGGCTGGCTCGGTTATATTTGATGAGGATGTGTATTTGGGTACACCTATAGCTTTTGCCAAAATGGCTATAAAGGCTAATGCCAATGCGGTAATGATAGACTTTAGTAATCTGACTGAGGCTATCGATAGCCAAACCTTCGACGCGATGCACGATCAACTGGACGAGTTATTTATTAAGGAATCGCACTATTATGATCCACACAGTTATAGCGAGAGGTTTAGTTACTGTAAACCAAACACAAATAAGGAGGAATAAAAAAAAATGAATATTTCAGCTATTAACGTACCGGCTAACACTGCTGTACTGACGTTTATATTTGACCGTGAGCATACACATCTCGCAAGGTATGCATATGACCTGGTAAATATGCTCGATTGTAATGACGCGTTATACGGCTCGGATACTGATGCCATTGACACAACTATGGTGCACATCGCAATAAATTTATCGAAACTCATACCATTCCCTAACAACGAAGAAGAATACAAATCCTCAGCGGCTCTTGCAGTCGCTAGACTTCTGGCATCGGATAACATCAGCGATAATCTGAGGTCGGTTCATGTTAAGATCGGTGTCGCATATGGTAAGTTCAACCCCGAGTATTTTATGCCGATTGAGGGTTTGTATGCAGATGGCGAGCCGTATCATAAGGAGGAAGGTGATGACGATGAAAGGCTATAAAATCGCATTTCATGGAGAACGGATTAATAGTAAAGATGCATTTACAGGTCTTCACTATGAAGCCACTATAATGAAAATACCTGTTCTCGTAGAGCTTGATATTCCGGACAATGCTGAGACGTCTACACCCGAAAACAGATATACTGAGAAAAATATGAATGAGCTATTTCGTCCATTTTTAAATCTATGTTTCGAATGTAGAATGCGTGAACCGATGTCACCCTGGCAAAGAGTCGCATTAGAAAACTTCGCTGCATATCTTACTTACAAAGACGAAGACCCATTGACCATCTACAACAAGTTTCTTAACAATTATTATCCAGGGCTTTCCGAATATATCCATAGTGTAAAATGTCGTTGTGATAAAGCTATGGTTGTTGATATTGTTGGGATATTTAACGGGATGCATTACCGGTACGCCAGATCACTTTATGCTCCGGATTTTACATACGAGCTCTATGGGACGGTAAGATGTGATAACTTTGATACATGTGAACATATAGCGGTATGCGCATCCGGGATACATTATTTCGAGTATCCGGTTTTTGCGATGTCGTACATGCTGGAAGAGATGGATGAATTAATAGATGTGGTGCGCGATGGAAAAATAAATGCTAAAGTCGCTGAAAAATATCTTACGGAGGAACTTAATACATTGAGGAGTGATATTGATGAAAGGACCTAAAGAGAAGACATGGGTTACAGAAACTGACCCTGAGACCGGTGAAGTGATTTACACGATAACTTGTAATCGTGAGAGAACAAAATATTTTCTTAACGATAGTAGTGGCATCAGGTTGCATCAAGCTGATACGCCGCTCAAGTTCGAGAAGGACATTGCGAGGTTGAGAAGAGCTTTTAAGAGGTGATATTATGGGCGATAAAATAATAGGCACTCACATATGCCAGGTATGCGGTAAGGAGTTCCCTATAACATTTCGTCAGGGCGGAAAGAAATATTGTGACGACTGTAGAGAGCAGCGTTACAAAGAAGTCCATCGTGCGTACAAGCTGGCTAACATAGAGAGGTTCAGGGAGTGGAATAGAGAATATCACAAGCGTACCAGGCCTAAGAATTATAAGGTCTATACTTGTGCCATATGTGGTAAGGAGTTCTCTCCCGGAACTGGTGGACGGTGCAAATACTGTATCGACTGCCTATGGGATAAGCGTTACGAATACCCGTACCGTCAATATTTAAAGAACAGGAAGGAATACGATGAGATTAGGGCTAGAAAACGAGTTCCAGAGAAATCTGAAGAAGGAACTTAGAGACTTATTTCCAGGGTGTATTGTAAAGCGTAATAGCGTTGATGATATTCAGGGGTTCCCAGATATCACGGTTTATTACGGTGGTAAGTATGCTCATCTTGAATGCAAGAGATCAGAGAAGGCACATAAGCGACCGAATCAGGAGTACTATATTAACTTATTCAATGATATGGGTGGATATGCATCGTTTATCTATCCTGAGAATAAGAATAAGGTACTGGCTGATTTGGAGCTGTGGTTTGATTAAGAAAGGATAAAGGTGATATTTATGAAGTGGATTATAAATGTAGCATATGAGAATAACGACAACAAGCATTATGAGATGTTCAAGCGTAGGATGTTGAGAAGTGGAATCAAGGGGATTAAGGAATCCGATTTTGACGACAAGCATTTCTCGTTCAAGCATCTTTGTCGCGAACCTAAGGATGTATTTGACTATTTCTATCTGCTGAACCCTGTTAATAAGATGGATGATATTTACAACGATGCTGCGGTTAGCATAGTTCGTGGTAATGCAGTGAGGGGAAGACGTCCATGGGGTAAGGATAAGGATAAGGATGCCGTTAAGAAGGATATAGTTAAGTAAACCGTAAGTAAGGTTTTAAGTTAATAGAGGAGGATTTAATTATGGAAAGATTTGAAATGGCTAAAGCACAGAGAGAAATAATGGGAATGAGTCAGAAGCAGCTGGCAGATTCAATAGATGGTGTATCGCAGTGTTATATTTCGCAGTATGAGAGAGGAGAGGTTGTTAAGCCTGAAATCATAGACGCTATTCATAAGGGGCTTACATCGATAAGAGATAAGATGTATCCAGAGGGATCTTATGAGAGACAGATATATACCTTGAATCTCCACTGCACTCTGTTCGGTAAGTCAGAGACATTTTATGACAAATTAGAATACTTGAACAAGATGACCAGGGATATCACTTACCTTATTCAATTCGTGGTGACTGACAAGAAGAAAGCCGAGACCATGCAGAGATCAGAATCTTGGCGAAAGGGATATAGGTGGTAAAATAAATCGGATAGATTGAGGTGATATTTCATGAAGTACTATAATCACCCTAATCCAGAGTTCGCTGCGATTGGTAAAAAGAAAACATATCAGTGTGGTAAGTGTCTTGACTGTGAGTACTGGTGTGACGAGTGTCTAGAACGAAATACATCGGCTAACTTCGGGCGAGGTAATCAGCATCTAATTGGTGAGTCGTTATGCTGGTGTTGTGCTAATGCCGTTCCGGATTATGAAAAAGGAAGAGGCTGTGAGTGGTCCATGTATAGGCAGCCAGTTCCTGGTTGGGAAGCTGAGTCGGATTATATTAATGACTACGATGGTAAGATGCGTAGAAGGTATTGTGTTATAAAGTGCCCTAAGTTTGTTCGTGGATAGAAGAAAGGTGATATTTATGTTCGAGACAATTTGTGTTGATGACTTGTATGAAGCTGGTCTTAGGAAGAGAAGACGGTTGGCATGCATGGGCGTAGAGGATTTAGCTAACGCTATAGATACAACCGTTTGGTCGATTTATGATTATGAGAATGGTAAATCTAAACCGGACTTAAGAACTGGAGCTATGCTGTATAATATTACAGGAATGCATATAGCAAGGCGAATAAATAGTTCGAGGAAAGTTCGTACTGGCGTATGGGAACCGTATGATTTTCACCCTATAATAATTCATAATTTATGGGGGAGCGGATTAACGGAACTTCGAGAAGAGGCCGACGTTGCTTTTAAGGAACTCGCTGAGGCGATGGGGGTTACTCGTCAGACATTATATCGATATGAGAAAGGAACGAGAAAGCCCGATTTGGTCACAGGAATCAGGATTTACAACTATTTAAATGACATAATTGATCGCAAAAATTTGGAAAAATTTGGTTAATTTTCTCATCCACAGCTCCCAAAAAGGTAATTACGTGCACGCGCACGTAAATCCACAGCTCCCAAAAACTTTTCAAAAATAATTACGTGCAAAAATTGGGAGTTGCGGACCGCGCACGTAAATCCACAGCTCCCAATCAACGTTACCATATCTCCCAAAATGGGCCATTTTTTTATTAATTTTCTTAAAAAAAAAAAAAAAAAAAAAAAAAAAAAAAAATTTTTTTTTTAAAAATTTTTGTTTTTTTTGGGGTGTGGGGATATATTTTTTT